CTCTGCACGATGACTATATTTATTTTAAAGTATCAAGAAGCACCATGCACGCAGCCAGAAGTTATGGCTTATAATTAACTTTTACAAGGAGTCTATCGTGGGAAAGCTAGCTAAGATTAAGCAGGGGCAGGCACAGCCAGGGCTCAAGATGTTTGCCAAAGGCGGCGCAGTTAAGCATGATGACGTGGCAGAGGACAAAAAGCTCATTACGCAGGAGCTCAAAAAGCGTGGCTTGAAGTGCGGCGGAAAGGCCAAGAAGTGATTTACATGCTTACGGCTGCCAGTGGCGAGCAGGCTCTGGTGGCTTCTGACGCCAGCCTTGAGGCTATGCAGAAGATGTATGGTCCTTCCACTGACGTCCAGCCGGTACCAAAGCCGGAAGATCCGAAGCCAGTTAAGAGGCAGGTCAAGTGACCGACCGAATAGTATCCCAGTTTATCTCTGAAGCCAAGAAGGCTTTACTGGAGATATCTGAGAGCGCCATGACTTACCCCAACCCAGATCCGTTTGAGCATGGGGTAAGTTGTGGCAGGCATCAGGGTTTAAGGATGGCCCTGGATATGCTCGAAATCATCCTGACAGGCGACCGAGAGGAAGCTTCAAAACCGTAGTTTTAGACTAGGAGTCTATATGACGCATGACGAGTTGGTAGCCACGCACTTCCCCTATGTTGACCCAGGCCGCGAGCCACTTGGCAACAAAATCCTAGTTCAGCTGATGCTAGTGCCCAAGAAGAAGGGCAGCATCATTCTGGCAACCGAGACCCAGGACTTCAATAAAAACTCCACAGTGGTCTGCCGTGTGATTAAGGCAGGACAGATTGCCTATCGCGATCGCAGCTCTGGTTTTCTCTGGAAGGAAGGTGCCTGGTGTATCATTGGCGATATTGTGCTCATGCCTCGATACGGGGGCTGTAACCGTGTAGAGATTCCCCTTACAGACGAGCCTGACCAGACTGTTATTTTCTGCACCTACAACGACTACGAGGTTGTTGATAAGGTGACCGGTCAGTATGAGCAATACTTGAAGCTAATCTAAGGGGATAACCATGGCGAACGAAGAAGACTTCAAAGATGAAGTTTCAGAGAGCGAAGTTGAGAATACCACCGACGGGGTATCCACTGGGGAAGCTCAAGATGACGCGCGTCTCTCAGACAGCCCGGCGGGTGATGAACAAGGCCACGATGACGAGTCTGATGATGACGCAGAAGCTCGTCGTGAGCGCAACCGATCGCGCAGGAATCAGAACAAAGAGAATCGCAAGAACTATATCGATTCCCTAAAGCGTGAGCTTGCCTCCCGCGACGAAGTAATTAACAACCTGTCCACTCGCGTGGCTTCTGTTGAGCGTCAAGGCCAGGGTAGTCAAATGGCGCAAGTCGACGGCGCCATCAAGGAAGCTGAGGGCATCTACAATCACTTCAAGAACGTAAACCGTAGGGCTATTGAGCTGGCCGATGGCGCCGTAGCTGTTGACGCGCAGGAGAAGATGTTTGCCGCACAGCAGCGTCATAACATGCTCATGAACGCCAAGCGTAACATGACTGCACAGGACTCCCGACCCCAGCCCCTAGACCCAAGGCTTAAGCAGCATGCCGAAGACTGGATGGCAAGTAATCAGTGGTACGACCCATCGGGCACCGATATGGACAGCGACCTTGTGCTGAAGCTTGACGACCGGCTTGTTAAAGAGGGTTGGAACCCAACTACCAAAGAGTATTGGGACGAGCTAGACGCGCGGGTGAAAAAATATATTCCGCACCGCGCGAATCCGGGTTATAATAGACAGCAAGGAGATCCAGTAAAGCGTCAAGGACGAGTGCCAGTTTCCGGTGCAGATAACGATACTGGGACTAGCACAAAGTGGGCTTATCACATTTCGGCAGAGCGTGTTCAAGCGCTCAAAGATGCCGGAATTTATGATGACCCCAAGAAGCGAGCAGATGCAATTGCCCGCTTTAAGGCCTACGACAAAAACGCTGGATCTAAATAAGGAGCTATGAGCATGGCAACAGTAACCACTAAAGACACCTTCGGCGATGAGCGCCTCAAGAAGGATGCAGCCAGTGAAGTTCGTGGCCCCCGTGACGCTGCAGATGCCGAGCGTATTCAAGATGGCAATTCCCTGTCTAATGCCGAGCGCCGTAAGTTGCTCCGCCAAGACTGGGTGCAAGAAGTTCTACCTACCCCGCCGAAAGTAGCTGGATGGCATCATTGTTGGCTGAGCACTACCAACAGTACAGACCCCATCTACAAGCGTATTCAGCGGGGGTACACTCCGGTCAAGTCTTCGGAGGTCCCAGCCTTTGGTACTCAGTACGCAGTAGCTAGCGGAGAGTTTGAAGGTTGTGTGTCCTGCAATGAGATGCTTCTTTTCAAGATTCCAAGCCAACTCTATAACGATCTCATGACGATTTACCATCATGATATGCCTACTGAGTCTGAAGCTTCGATCCGCGAGAAGGTTAGTCAGCAGAATTTCTCCGATAGCAATGGCCGCAGTCTGGCGCAGGTAGAGGGTGACTTTGACAACTTGGGGCGCGGTAGTTCCCGAAGCCCAACCTTCATTTAAAGGAATAAATCATGAGTGCTGTAGCTTCGCCTTCTGGCGTACGTGCAGTCTACCACCCGAGTGGTACGATTCGCACGCGAGTCCTTCAAGGATTCACCTCCATCCCGTCCGCTGCTGTTTACCGCGGTGACCTCGTTAAGCTGACTGGCGACGGCGCCATTGCCGCCATCATCGCGGCGAATGATGCTGCGATCGGCATCTTTGATGGCTGCAAGTACAACGACGCCACAGGTAAGCCGACGTATTCGCCTTACTGGCCAGCATCGCTGTCGGGTGTGACTCAAATCGAATGGTACATCATTCCGTTTGATCCGCTGCTCGAATGCGAAATTCAAGCGGGTGGTGCAGTTGCGGTTACCGCTATTGGTGATTCGGCTGACATTGTTATTGCGGCAGGCAACGTCAATACCGGTGTCACGGGTTCGTACATGAACTCTACGCTTAAGGGCGCAGCCGCGGTTGGCAACTTCCGTATTATGGGTCTTGCGCCGTACGCGGACAATGCCTGGGGTGATGCCTATACCATCGTTCGTGTCCAGATCGGTAAGAACCAGATCTTGACCGAAGTTAACTCCATCTAAGAAAGGGGAATAGACAATGGCTACTCCTATGCGTTCCTCAGATTTTCGGTCCATCGTTGAACCGATTCTCAACCAAGCCTTTGACGGCGTTTACGACCAAAGAGCTGACGAGTACAAACAGCTCTTTGCCAGTAGCACCGGCATTGCGCGAGCTTACCACGAAGAGCCCATGCTCTACGGCATGGGCTCTGCGCCGGCGCTTCCGGATAGCACCCCGGTTACATATGACGCCGGCGGTCAGCTGTTCGTCAAGCGCTATCCGTACGAAGTGTATGGCCTTGCTTTTGCCCTGACGAAGGTCCTGGTTGAAGACGGTGACCATATCCGTATCGGCGCGACCTTTTCGAAGCACCTGGCCCAGTCCATGACAGAGACCCTGGAAACGGTTCACGCCAATCACCTCAACCGCGCGTTCAATGCTGGGTACACTGGCGGCGACGGCTCGGCGATGATTGTCAATAACCACGCTGCGGCCCAAGCATTTGCAGCCGGTGACCCGGCTGTGTCCAACCTGCTGAGCACTTCCGCAGCTCTGTCGCAGACGTCCCTGGAACAGATGATGATTCAGCTTCGCCAAGCAGCTGACCCGCGGGGCAAGAAGATTCGCCTTACCCCGAAGAAGCTGGTCGTAGCACCGAGTAATATGCTCCAAGCTGAAGTCTTGCTGAAGAGCGTGTTGCGCGCTGGGACTAACAACAATGATTTGAATCCAGTAAACTCGCTCGGCCTGCTCAAGGACGTAGTTACCTTGTCGCGTCTCACTTCGGCCTCCGCCTGGTTCCTCCAGACAGACGCGGCTGAGGGCCTCAAGACTCTGTGGCGGCGCAAAATCGAAAAGTCGTTGGAAGGCGACTTCGACTCCGATTCAACGCGCTTCAAGAGTACTATGCGTTTTGGCTCCGGCTGGACTGACTGGCGCGCCATGTTCGGTACTCCTGGCGTGTAAGCAGCTGATTTTAAACGCTAAATTCCGAGGCAAGTCCTCGGAATTTTTTTAGCTAAACTTATAACACGCAGAGTCTATTTCATGCTAAAATTAGATTTTGTAATGTATAAGTGATAACTATGAAAATGACTACTGAAATAATGCTGGCCCGCTTCAAGGCAGCGCATGGCGCTAGGTACGATTACTCACAGGCAGTGTATACTTACGGCCACAACCCGGTGACAGTAATTTGTAGGGTGCACGGCTTGTTTGCCGTTTCAATGTATAACCATGCAAGTGGGCACGGGTGTAATAAGTGCGCCAGCGTAGCCAGAGGCATCAAAAGCCGGGTGTCTAATAAGCACAGGGTTGAGCTACTACTGTCCAGGCTGCCTGGTCCTGATAAGTACGACTTCGCAGAGCTATTGGCTAGCGCCTATACTGGCGGGTACAATTTACCTATCACCTGCAAGCTACACGGCCGGGTTACTGCGCATTATTCAAACTTGTTAAGCGGCAAAGGCTGTCCCGCGTGTGGAGCACTGACTAGGGGCTACTACGCAAAGTCCTACAACGTAGCACCGCAAGTAGCAGTAGCGCAAGGTCGCATTACTAAACATGCCCCGATTTTCATTGAGAAGGCCCGTGTAATACACTCCGGGTTTTACGACTACAGCCAAGTTGTCTATCGTGGAATGCGCTCAAAAGTTGACATTGTGTGCCCGGATCATGGCGTTTTTAGCCAGACGCCTATGAAGCACATTAGCCAAGCACAGGGCTGCCCAAGATGTTCTAACAGAATTTCAAAAGGCGAGACTGGCATAGCTGTGTACCTAGCCCAACTTGGTGTAAGCGTAGAAACGTCGAATAGAACAATGCTACGCCAGGAACAGGCGCCTAACAGCACGCGTAAGGCCTTAATGTTAGAGCTTGACGTATACCTGCCAGACCTCAAGGTGGGCATAGAATACAACGGCGCATACTGGCACGCAGACGACCTCGGTCGTACGGGCACCATGCTCAGAAAGTGGGAGTTAGCGAATAAAGCAGGCATACGTCTTATCCAGCTTTTTGATGACGAGTGGCTACAGCGTAGGACCGCGGTCGAAGGACTGCTCCGCTCAGCCGCCAGACAAGCAGGTTCAATTGGCGCAAGGAACCTAGTTGTGCGCAGCATACACCCCGCCGGAGCCCGCGCATTTCTAGACGCGCACCACTTGCAAGGCTTCCTTGGCGCAAAGACGCACTATGGGCTATATAAGGGCGATGAGCTGTTCGCGGTAGCTAGCTTTGGGGCATCAAGGTTCGAGGCGGATACCGTAGAGCTAATCCGCTACGCCTCCGTATGCAACATTGCTGGCGGCTTGAGCAAGATAATTAAGCATACTGGCCTTGCAAAATTAACCTCTTATTGTGACATGCGCCACGGCACTGGACAAGCATATTTAAGCGCTGGATTTATTAGTGAGGGCCTAACACCGCCAGACTACTGGTGGTTTAAGGGCGATAAGCGGTATGCTAGGTACGAGTGCCAAAAGCATAGGCTTAAAGCTCATCCAGACTTTACTAAGTTTTACGACGACGCCAAGACTGAGCGCCAGATTTGTGAAGAGGCAGGTTTTAGGAAAATTTCAGGGGTAGGCCATTTAAAATTTGTATTTACAACTAAGTAATTACCTGGTATAATGTTTTCTGCAAGTCTACTATAACCCTGAGCGGTTCAAGCCGCAAGGAGCTTAAAATGCACATTTCTGATGACATTATGCTTGGTCCCGTCTTTGACGGTCTTACCAACAGTGATGGCCCCTCGCCAATGGAACTTGGTGTCGGCCCGATGGGCCGTGTTTATATCCAAGACGTAGTACCGCTGGCGCTAAACCTTACCGGTCTTGCCGCAGCTCAGGCTGTTGCAGCGGCAGGTAACTTGACATTGACTGCCGGTACCGGTGTGACACGCACTCTGACGGCTACCGGTGAAGTTCGCTTTGTCCTAGATTGCCCTCGTTGCGTGGATGTTCTGACGGCAGGCGCTGACACGACGCAAACCATTACGTTCCGTGGCTACGACAACTATGGCGCCCCAATGGCGCAGTCTGTTACTGCAGGCGGCGCAGGTGTTCGTGTAGCTACGACCAAGGCTTTTAAGTCAATCGTGAGCATCGCAATTAGCGCTCTGACCGTGGGCAATATCTCAGTCGGCACCACTGACGTCCTGGGCTTAGCTTACCGAGTAGCCAGTCGTGACTATGTCACTTTCAACTACAACGCCACTGTGGGCCTTCTCGCCGCAGTCACGCCAGCCGTCCTGACCTCCCCAGCCACTGCCATTACTGGCGACGTTCGGGGCACTATTGCCCTAGCGTCAGCCTCAGACGGTGTTAAGCGCCTGGTAGCAACGATCGCGCTGCCTGGTATTGCATGTGGGCCGAACGCCACGCGCATCGGGGCAGTCGGTGTAACCCAGTTTGCAGGTTAAGCCATGATTGCGGATAAGCTTGGCTATGCGTCAGTAGCTGCCGGTGTTGGCAAGCTTGTAAAGGCCGGCCCCGCAGGGTTCTTTGGTGTTAGCGTCCTAGGCGCAGGTAACGTGTTGGTGTACGATGGCACTAGTGCCTCTGGTACACTGATCTATAGCTACCCCGCAGCTCCGGTTGGCTTTACTGCTAACTTTGGTGGAAATGGTATTGCCTGTAAAGTAGGGCTCTTCGTAGCCACCGTAGGCGATGCAGTAGTTCTCTACACCTAAGGGGGTAGCATGGCCTACAACACCAGCGGAACTGTTGGCCTGACGGTAATTGATACCTCTACGCTGATAGAGCATGCGCTCCGCCGGTGTAGAATCTTGCCATCAGCGCAAACGCCGGAGACTGTACAAGTAGCCAAGGATAGCCTCTACTTCCTCATGCTTAACGTGGGGAACCGGGGGCTTAATCTTTGGGCTGTAGAGCCCGTTTTTCTAGGCGTAAACTCCGGGCGGTCGCTATATGAGACCCCTTTAGGCACGTTGGACGTCCTCAATGTGGTCTATAGCCAGCCCACTATCGCAGCGGCTAGCTTCAATGTAGATACCTCTACGCTTGACTCAGCCGCACGCGTGCTTCGAGTGGGGCTAAAGCTGCGTACTGCGTACGTAGGCAAAGTCAAAATTGAGGGCTCAACTGACGGCGTGGCCTTCAAAGAGCTGGTAGTTACCACCGCAGGCTCCTACGGAACTCAGGCATATAACTGGGTTACCGTGCCAGTTATCGAGGCGCTCAAGGCTATTCGCGTAAGCTCAGATTCAGTGATCGACGTGGCTGACATCCAGTCTGCCATTGCCGTCTATGACCTCCCGCTGACGCCCTGGAACCGTGATGCCTACATGGCACTGAACAATAAGTCTCAGGTCGGCCGGCCGTCTACCAACTACTTCTTTGAGAAGAAGCTGACGCCGACGCTTACCATTTGGCCTGTGCCCAATAATGAGCTTGACCACCTGTCGCTATACATCCACCGCCAGTCCCAGGACATAGGAACACTCACGCAGCAAATCGAGATACCACAGCGCTGGCTTGACGGGATTATCTGGCTGCTAGCTGCGAGACTCTGTTTTGAGCTTCCAGGAGTTGACCCAACATTAATAGAGTCCATTGTCTCAATGGCAGACCGTCAAGAGCTTGAGGCAGAAGAGGCAGAAACAGACGGCCTACCCATCTTCCTGCAACCCAGCATTCGATGCTACAGTGCCTAAGCCATGCCATTATTCCTCCCTGTCAAAGCTCGCGGTACTGTGGCAATAGCTGTGTGCCAGCGGTGCAATAAGAAGATGTACTACTCAGACCTTTTTAAAGACCCCAATAACGGCCTGATGGTGTGTAAGAATGACCTTGACATTTATGATCCTTGGAGATTGCCGCCACGTCAGACCGAGAATATATCTTTGGACCACCCGCGCGCTGACGTGAAACTGACGGAGTAGCTATGGCCGAAGCAATGACCTACGACTCGCTGATACAGGACATAACAACGTACTGCGAGCGAACCGACGCCCCATTTACTGCACAAGTACCCCGCTTCGTAATGATGGCTGAGAACCGGCTGGCATCTGAGGTTCGGGGACTTGGTTTTCAGCAATACGTAACAGGAACGCTATCAGGCCCAGTCTTTGCAAAACCAGAGCGGTGGCGCGAGACAGTAAGCTTTAACATCACCACAGCTGGGGGGCGTAAGTTCTTGCAGCCGAGAACCTACGACTACTGCCGAGCCTTCGCTCCAGATAGCGCTGTGGTAGGCGAGCCTCGGTATTACGCCGACTACCAGTATGAGCATTACCTTATTGTGCCTACTCCGCAGTTGCCTTATGCGTTTGAGATTGATTATTATGAGCGCCCAGTACCGTTATCGCCCTCGCTCCAAACTAACTGGACTACACAGTACGCCCCACAGCTACTGCTTTATGCTGCGCTGTTAGAGGCACAGCCTTTCCTGAAGAGGCCAGACCTCTTGGCGCAATGGACAACGCTATACGATAGGGCGCTTCAGGGAATATCACAGGAGAGCAGCCGGCGCATCGGCGCAGACAGAGCCGCCACCGCTAGGAATGGAGAATAAGAATGGCCAGTTATACCTCAGTTTTTGGCGGAGCTGCGATCCCGTCTTCCGATAATTCGTACGCCGCAGTTGCGCTGACTGCAGACACGGTCTTCTTCTGGCCTGAACTTGCGACGGGGGCGCATCTCATCGCAGACAATATGGACGTTACTGGAACTGCTGCCTACACGATGACGCTGCCTTATGCGGATGCGGTGTCAGTGGGGCGCGCGATAGCGATTAGTAATAAGGGCGCGTTTGCGGTCAATATCCTTGATGCCGCTAGCGGCTCTATTGGTAGTATCCCTGCTGGAGTGACTAAGCTCATTTGGCTGACGGATAATACTACGGCCGCGGGTGTTTGGACGCTCTTCACTTTGGGCGCAGGCACAAGTGCTGCTGATGCCTCGCAACTTGCAGGAGCGGGACTTACGCCGCTTGCTGGGCTTCTTGCCAGCGAGATTCCAGTGCTTTCAGTTGTAGCAGACCTAGTACTGAACGCTACGCACAGGGCAAAGTGCCTTGACTTTACCGCAGCAAACAAAACTCTAACAGTCATGCTTGCCTCAGTAGCGGGCTCTGGATTTGTAGTCGGGGTCAAAAACTCTACCATAGGCAGCGTAACACTGACGGCTTTGGGCAGCGACAAGCTGGACCTAGTGAGCTCGTTCAACCTGTCGCCGCAAGAGTCTTGCTGGCTTGTAAGCAACGGGGTGAACTGGCTTGTGCTAAACAGGGGACAAAGTACATTGTTCCAATTCACAAAACTTGTGAAGGATATTAGCCCCGCCACTAGCTTCGTGTTGACTTCCGCTGAAGCCTCCAATAAGCTAATGCAGTTTATCGGTACGGCTACTGCAAATACCACAATTACCGTGCCATCTGTGGTGGCCGTCTATTACATCCAGAACAACTTCACAAACAATGGTTATACCCTAACCCTAAAGACTGCTGGGGGCACTGGGGTTGTAACAAAATACTTTGACCGGGTAGTAGTATACTGTGATGGTATCGATGTTGTACTGGCCCAATCTACCGATGCCGCCGCCGCCGCCGCGAGTGCTCTGCTATCCCAAGGCTATGCTGAGGCAGCAGCGTCGAGTGAGGCGGCTTGTATAAGCTACCAGAATGCAGCAGCGCTGAGTGCTACATTAGCCTCGCAATGGGCTGTGTCTACCTCAGGGCAAGTTATCTTCACGGATTACTCCGCTAAGGCGTACGCTATTGGCGGTACAGGTGTTACATCAGTGCTTGGCTCGGCAAAAGAATGGGCGGTGCACGTAGGTGGGCCAGTGGATAGCTCCGAGTACTCTGCCAAGAAGCATGCCCAAGACTCAGCGTTGAGCGCAGTCGCCGCTGCCGAGGACGCTGCTTCTGCAGCCGAGGACGCTGCCACCATTCATGACCGGGTCCTAGACGTAGCCGTAATTGAGGAAGAAACATTCATTGCCACTGAGGGTCAGACCGTCTTCGCCTTGGCTACTCCATACGTCATGGGAATCAATACGCTGGCTGTCTGCATCAATGGCCTCTCACAGACCAACGCCGCCTACTCAGAAACTAGCACCAATAGCATCACCTTCGTTGAAGGATTGGCCGCTGGCGACTACGTGGAGGTTAGGTGGGCGATCAATGAGTTCATTAACCCTAGCAACTCAGCAACCACGACCTACCTCCCGGCTGGTACAGGCGCAGTCGCTACGGATGTGCAGGGCAAGCTGCGGGAGTCGGTATCGGTTAAGGATTTTGGGGCTATTGGAGATGGTGTTACTGATGACACTGCCGCTATTCAGGCAGCGTTTAACAGCGCAGCCACAGAAATATTGTTCCCTACTGGCACATACATCATAAGTAACCTGCTAAATGATAGCACCCCTGCACTTACCAGTAGCGTTGCCAACAGGGTAATACATGGCCCCGGAGTAATAAGCGCATTATCCCAGGTTAAGTCTGCTATCCGCATCACCGGGGATAACACAACGGTATCGCTTCATATTGATGGAAACAACTACATTGGGTATGCAATAAACATTGCTGCTGAAAACCCTACAGTTATCGGATGCTTTATCCACGACCTAAACGGATTCGACAACTGGGCTGGAATTGCAATCAAACTCTCATTTAACGGACTGGATACATCGGCCCTAATTACCAACAACGTAATCAAGAATTTACAAGGGGTTGGTAATGCTATAGCGGGAGAGGGTATAGGAATGCAACGTGCTATTGCGCATAGCACAGACCAGAATTGCACCAAAACTATCTTCATCACTAATAACATTATTGAAGACGTTTTCGGAGAAGAAGGGGATTCTGTTGTTGTGTCTGCTTCTGTATCTACTTCTCCATACGGAACGCTTCGCGTACCCTGCGTTATTGCAAATAATACGTTTAATGGGTGGAGTCGCAGAGCAGTAAAAATTGCTTGCGATAGCGTTGTGGTCAGTAACAATTACTTTACTAATGATTTATCTGTAACGCTGTCTTCATTGCAGCGTGTTATTGACGCTACCAATGGATCGAACATAACAGTAAATGGGAATACGTTTGACAGATGTAAATACCAACCCCAGATTTGTTGGTATTTAGATTCATATCAAAAGAGCGATAACATCACAATTACAAATAATACCATTATGGGTGTCGGCAATACTTCTATCTCAGCGTTAATAATTACTCGCACCTACGGGGCCAATGTTACCGTCCAGAATAATAATATAAATTGCCCAGAACACACTGTCCAAGCGATTAATGTAATGAATGCTGATAATGTTAACGTCAGTGGCAATATCATAAATATTGCCAGCGAACCACTGTATGACTTTACTGGCTCAACTAATGTAAAGGTTGCTGGAATTGTTTTGAATAATTCCGAAGATGGGTATGTTATTGATGTCACCTCATCACCGAGGGCGATAACATTAGTACAGCCTGATACTACATTAAGCGACGGAGAGCTTATTTCTGAGATACGTTGCAAACAAAATGATGCAGCATTTCCAAATATTGTTACTGCTTCTATTGGCTTTGTTGCTGAAGGGCCGGTAGGAAATACGGGCATTGGTATGTTTACTGGTGGTGGAGCCAGTCCAAAAGTTGAGAAACTCAGGATTATGGCCACAGGCACGATCAGACCTTCCGTAGACGGCACGCAGTCATTAGGGGACTCGTCCTATAGATGGGCCTATGTCAAAGCGCTTAGAGTTGTAACGTCGCCAGTAGCTATTTCTGCACTTCCTGCTGCCGCTACTGCGGGCGCAGGAGCTAGGGCATTTGTAACTGATGCAAATGACACTGGTTTTGCAGGAATCGTAGCTGCTGGTGGTGCCAATGGTGTCCCTGTATATAGCGATGGGACAAACTGGAGAATTGGATAAGTAACAAATCGGCAGCTTATCTTTTTCCAGAATATGCAACGAGCAATACCCTACAAGGAACACACAAATGCCACTAACCAAACTCACAGACAAACAAGTTACCTACAAACAAGGTGGCGCCGGAAGCGTTTCCCGATCACTGGGCGATAAGCTGCAGGAGAGTGCTAGCGTTTTTGACTTCATGACCAATGCAGAGATTACCGCCGTAAAGAGCAACGCCTACGGCGCAATCGCCAGCGTCACTGATGCCGTTAAAAAGTTCTTCGACTACGTTGTATTGACAGGAGTAAACGGGTATATTCCGTCCGGCACATACCTCATAAATTCACAAATCCTATTAACCCTCACACGCAATATTGGGATAGTGTGCGACAAGGGGGCGGTAATAAAGTCAGCCGTAGGGATGTCTTCCACCTTAGTGTATCTACAATGTGACACAAGAGAAACTTTTGGATTCTCTTGGCGTGGAGGAAAGTTTGATGTATCAAATTCTGTTTTTGTATTGGGAGAAGCGTCAGGCTCATGCCTCGGGATTAAACGAATCTGCAATACTGTAATCGAAGATGTTCACTTTTATGCCGGGGATACCTACGAGGCCGCGACAGGCGACAGCGGATTAACTACGGTTGATTGTAAATCCGTAACGGTCAGTAATTGCGTATTTACTGGGCACCCTGACCTTGGAATTTACGCTAGTGGGAACCTTACCCCGCTTGACACAGTTGATGACGGCGGAGATCTAATCATAACTGGATGCCATTTTAACTACTGCCAGACGGGCGTTAGCTGCAAGCGGGAGTTGCAACGACCACTTATTAGCGGGAATACGTTTTATAGATGTAGGAGCGGGGTTGCTTTGCATGACACGTATACCAACGGCATTCAGGTGGCCGCCGGCAGGAAAGCCATTATTTCCAGCAATCACTTCAAATTCATACGGACGAGGGCAATAGAGCTTCGTCTTGGTTCTGGTCACCTAGTATCAGCGAATAGGATTGAGGATTGTGGGTACGACCTAGACGATGCTGTTGACACCGACTATTTCGAGTGGTTACGCCTCGCTGGCTCAACCAATTGCCTAATTTCGTCTAATATACTCACGGCAAAAGGGTGGAATCCTGCATCAGCAGCAATCGTGCTCAGGAGCTATACGGACGGGGACGCGGTAACAACGGAATCTGTTGGAAACATGGTGACGGATAATGTTATCTATTCAAGCTATCCCGGCGTGTTCCCTATCGGGATATCAGAATTGTCAGGCGGCCCTAACTACCTATACAACAACTCGATATCCGATTGTACACTGCCAACTTCTGTGTCGAATGCGAATACGCTTTCATCGCGGTGGCATAAGGATATCGGAATACGGTATTACGCAGGAGGCACGGAGCAATTCAGAATTTCCTCGGATTCAATAATGGCAAATAGACTCAGGACATTCGGTAGTCCTGTTGGAATAACTGGGATTCTCACCGCAACAGCAACGCTTGATTTTCCCAGCATAGCACCGGGAACGAACGAGAAGCTGACAATATCAGTCCCTGGGGTTACGACGACAGGCTATACAGCAACATTTAATGCGGGGTCTGCCGCATTTCCAGACGGCATTGTATACAACATAAGATGCTATACAGACACCATTGAAGTCATTGCCAATAATACAAATGCAGCAGCGGTAGACCTGCCTTCCGGCGTCTATTACGTAAAAGCAATCGGCCTGTCTTAAAGTGCCCCTCGGGATGCTACGAGCGTAACTTTGATAAGGCAAAGGGACCAGTAAATGAGCATGACACCTGACGAAATAAGGGCCGTGTACAAGGCTTATCTTGCTAAGCAGAAGTCCTCGCCAATGGGCTTACTGCAGCGGGGTGACACCAAAGGTATCTTGCAAGACCCGTCACGGTCCCAAGTTGCCAGCTGGGTAAGTACCATGCCAGAGGTAGTCAGTGTGCTTAGCGGACCTGGGCCCGACGAGTCAATGTCCTCAAAGACTGCTCAGGTACTTAGTACTGGGCTAAAGCAAGCCGCTAATGCTGCGGGCGTGGACTCTACAGTATCGCAGTTTATTTCACCGCTAGTGTCGCTAGCTGGGGGTGATACAGAGGGCGCAGTTAGACAAGGTACCGGGTCCGCGGCGGGAACACTGCTTAGGTCCGCCGGTGTGCCAGGCCTTCTTGTTGGCCCAGCATCAGGGACGCTGGCTGGGCTAGCTATGGGCGACTCTGACCGTAAGCTAGCTGAGAACGCAGTCAATTCAGGGGTTGGCGCATTAGCCTCGCTATTTGGACCGGTAGGCAGCGTGCTCTACAGCTTGGCTAGAATGGGTGGACTTAATGTGGCTCAAGGCGCCGGCGAGTCAATGGACATGTATGCGGGACTTACTCCAGGGTACGAAGGTGGCTACTGGGGCCGGCAAGGCCTTGGTGATGGCGTCAGTTCCGATGCTCAAACGGGCCTGCGAGCTACATCTGATGGCCTCAGTATCTCGCCATTAGCTGGCCTTGCGCAGTATACACCGGCTAGCTTTAGCAGCTGGAGCGGGGAGTCTAGCGATACGCCCAGTAGCTACCAAACTAACTATTCTCAAGGGCCTGGGTCTAACCTCAGCGGCTACAGTGCCTCCTCTGACAGCGGCGATAGTGGTGGTGGTGATAAACGAGGCGGTCTGATTAGGGTACGAGGCGGTAAGCGATGCTAACCCCTGCGCAAGAGCAGTCGCTAACCAGTGCAGGCGACTGCTTCGACCATTATCACTCGTCGGACCGTGGGGTCACCCATGACACGCTAAACCAGATTAGCCAGGCTGCACGCGTCGCCAGCCCACAGCTGCCTTACGTGCTTAGCAGGCAGGACGACATTGTTGTATTGCCTGCTGGCGGAGTAATTATTTTGCCGCCAGCACGTAACGGTGGGGAGTTTCAGGTTATAATGTCAGGGACAGCGAAAATAACGGTTCAACTGTCAGGCACAGACCTGATCTATGGAGAAAGTTCTGTGGAGCTGACAGTCAAAGGCACTTCGCTACATTTCAAAGCTATCACTGGAGGCTGGGTTCTGCTATGAGTTTTGTGCCTATGCCGGTTCCACTGACTACCACCGTGATACCTCCGGGCGGCGCCGCCTTCCGGCGTTTTTCGCGTAATGGTCTGCTAACGACTACACCAGCCACCGTGGATACGGCGGCTACTCACTCTTTGAGCCTTAGAACCTCGGCCGCTGCTATCCAGGTTAGCTCAACTAGTGCTGCAGACACGCTGCTAGGTACCGGGGCCAGAGCGATTAAAGTAACCGGCTTGGCTGCCGATTGGACGCCCTATACAGAGACGATCGAACTTAATGGCACCTCCGTAGTTACATCAGCTGGCACATTCATCCGCGTCACCTCAGCAGAGCTGAGCGCTTCCGGTACTTACGCTGGTCTACCTGGTGTAACGCCGCCTACTGGCGCAAATATCGGCGTCATTAATGTGAGCTACGCCGACGACGCTACGGTTATCCTAAGCATGCCAATTCAGAGCGGCCGTGAGTTCGCGTCTTGCTTCACTGTGCCTAAGGGCTACTACATGGGCATTGACCTGATCGCCACTACCGTCAGTGCGAACAAGACTTGCGACCTAGATATTTATGCCAGGCGTGGCGCAAACATCGTGGTTGCCCCGTTTTATCCATCGGTCCTGTCTTCCGCATTGTTCGGATTGACTGGCGCCATTAGCTCAGTATATGCCTCGGCTATCTTGATTCCTGAGTACACAGACGTATATTGCTTGGCGGCAACCGCTAGCGGGTCAGGTGACATTTCCCTGACCATTGGTGGCTATCTTGTGCCCAACCCAGCCTAGCAGAACGTTAAATGGCCGATAACCAAAACTCTGATGAAGTTGTCTATACATTGGTTCCGCAGCCAGGGATCAAGCGCGACGGTACACTTCTCGAGGGTGAAAACTGCGCGGATGGCCAGTGGGTTAGGTTTCAGCGAGGCAAAGCAAAGAAGATGGGCGGGTACCGCCGCATTACGGACGGGCTCACTGGCCCGGTGCGCAAGTTCTTAGTCTGGTCGCGCAAGGACTTGAACGCCTGCGTCAGCTTCTCGGCGTCAAAGATAGAGACACTACTCGTAGATAATAAGCTAGTTGGTAATGCAATCAATGACCGTACGCCAGCTGGGTTTGTAGCAAGCGACGAAAATGTTTGGTCTGCTGACACGCAGTACGACGATGCCGTAGGCTCAAAAGGCACCATCATCGTGGCCCACTGCAACCAGTCGATGACAAACATTGACGACGACACGGAGAGCAAGCCTTACTGGGCGCTAGCTAACTCTGCTACAAGCCAGTTCGTCCCAATCACCGACGCTCCCGCGGTGTCAGGCGGTGTATTCACCATTGCGCCTTACACTGTGATTTACGGCTCGGACGGGCTAGTTTCTTGGTCCGACGCAAACCAGCCCCAGGTATGGAGCACGTCGGCTGTTCCCGGCGATGCGGGTTCGGACCGTGTAACTGGGGCTAAGATTGTAGCAGGCCTGCCATTGCGCGCAGGCAAGGTCGCAGCAATTCTGTGGTCGCTCGACTCAGTAATCCGCATGGACTACATTGGGGGCAACGGTATTTTTAGCTTTGCCACGCTGTCCTCACAGTCCTCTATCCTAGCCCAAAACAGCGTGATTGAGTATGATGGTGCGTACTTCTGGGTTGGTGTAGACCGGTTCATGTACTTTGACTCCTCAGTTAAAGAACTGCCAAATGACCTAAACCAGAATTGGTTTTTTGACAACCTGAATTATGCCGCCGCACAAAAGATTTGGGCGACCAAGATACCGCGCTTCGGGGAGATTATCTGGTTCTACCCGCGAGGTGATTCCGTAGAATGCAATGCCGCAGTTGTATTCAATGTGCGGCTAAAGACGTGGTATGACTTCTCACTGTCGCGCTCAGCGGGGTACTATTCTCAGGTCAGGCACTTCCCATTGTGGATCGGGTCTGAGGTTGAGGGCTCTGGTAAGTACGGGCTGTACCAGCACGAATACGGACAGAACGCCGTAGTCGGTGATAATGAAGAGGCAATTTGTAGCTTCTTCACCACCCAGAACTTTGGGTACCCGACAGGCGGTACGGGCGATGCGCCTAACGGGATAAGCCGATGGACACGCCTTACGCGGGTTGAGCCTGACTTTATTCAACGTGGCGATATGACCTGCGTAGTTATAGGCTACGAGTTTGCGCAAGCACCGCCGGACCAGGAAACGGCTTATAATTACACCGAGACCCAGGGCAAAATCGATATGCGGGAACAGCGCCGCCATGTTATGCTGCGGTTTGAGAGTAATATCCTGAACGGGTTTTACGAAGCTGGAAAAGTAATCATACACACAGAAGCTGGAGATAACCGATCATGACCACAGTATCAGACCTATACCAACAGGTGCTAGACCGCGAAGGCGAACAGGGCGGTATAGACTACTGGACGCAGAGGTTCGGCGACTCGGTTGACGCAAATGAACTCGCGGAATTTCAAGTCGGCGCTAGGCCTGAGCTAGTGGGCCGAATCGAGTCTGCCTACGAGCAGAACTTTGGCAGGCAAGCTGAAACAGGCGGCCAAGACTACTGGGCTGACCAAGTTAATCGCGGTAATCTTGGCTCCTGGGACGCACTCAACTCCACTATCCGAGGCGGCGCGCAGGGCTATGACGTTCTTGCTAGAGATGATGCTGCGAATTATGCTACAGCATGGCGCCCCGGGCTAGACCCTAATAGCGGTAGCCTAGTCTATGATGCTGAGCAAGACCAGTGGAACCCGTCGTTGGTAATCTCAAAGCCCCCCAAAGCCCCTACGGCGCCCAATGGCCCAGGGGCCGCGTATAACCCAAGCACGTCCTATGCCGATACTGGCGTGGTTAATGTTGGCGTGCCGGATACCAGTGGTGCAGTTTACGCGCCAGGTACAAGCACAACAGAGAACCCCACGCTTGGCGCCTCGTCTGGGTGGGGCTGGAATCCAACTACGGATAGCTGGATGGGGACTCGCACCGGAACTGAGTATGGTCCAACGCCATACAAGACAACTGATGAGGCTGGTAAGGTAATTCGCTCTTGGGGTCTGGCAGCGCACCCTTATGACCGGGCAATTACCACGTCGCCTGTTGCCAGCTTGCCAGACTGGGACGCGCCAAACTGGGAAGGCGCAGCAGACGAGTCATACCGCAGGCCTTTCGCCGATGGAGGCAGTGTTGGCGATGCCCTTGACCGGGTATCTGATATGTTTGGCGGAGCGCCAGGTGGCGAGGATTACACTAGCGACACGAGCCAAGCTATGTATGACCAAGGCGGTTACTTAGGCTTGGGTATCGGTAATCCAGGCTCGTATAGCGGCGACACGAGTCCAACTATATACGGCCAAGGTGGTTACCTAGACTTGGGCATCGGCAATCCAGGCTCGTATGGTGGCGACACGGTGCTTCAAGCAAACGATCCTACTGCCGTCGCTGCTGCTGATGCAGAGTCTGCAGAGTCTACGGGGCTACCGGCATGGTTAACTGGCCTTATCGGTGGGTCCTCTGGCGCTGAGGGCTCCGGAATATCTAATAACACGTTGCTTAGCCTGCTGGGCGGTGCGATTTCAGCTTACGGTGCCAATCAGCAGAATAAGGCTGCGGCAGATGCTAAGGCTGAGGCGGACAAAGAGCTGGCTGCGGCCAAGGCTGCAGCTGCAAAGTGGGGATCGCCGCTACGCCTGGTTAGTCCGCGCACATCAGTAGCGCCTACCGCCCGTAAGGGCGAGTCAGTATGGTTTGCCAATAATAGGCTGCCAGCTTATGCAGCCGGGGGCCATGCTAATATCCCGCGCAATGGCCTAGGCGCATTAGCCCAGGCAAGCCCTAATTATGTGCGTGGTGGCACGGCAGGGCAAGCTGACAAGGTCCCTGCAGCGCTGTCGCATGGCGAGTACATTATGGACGCAGACGTGGTGTCTTCTTTAGGCGACGGCAACAATGAAGCTGGCGCAGCTAAGCTGGACCAAATGCGTGCCAATATCCGGGCGCATAAACGGTCTGCGCCAGCTAACAGCATTCCGCCAAAAGCCAAGAGCACGCAAGCTTATATGAGAGGGGCCAAGTAATGGCTATTGATATCTTAGGGAACGTGTCAGGTACTTCGCAGACCGGCGCAATTACCAATACGTCTAGTGCTATACCTGAGTGGTTGCAGGAGTATACTCGCGGGCTTGGGTCGCAAGCTGCTGCTATCGCCGGCGAGGAGTACACACCTTATACCAGCCCTGAAAATGCTGCAACCTATGGTATTGACTCCGGCCAAATTGCAGGGCTTAGCCCAGCACAGAAGTATGCGCAAGACACAGTTATAGCCAACCAAGGCAGCTACCAGCCCTATACTGACTACGCCAGCCAGACACTTCCGCAGGCGCAATCAGCATACATGAATCCATATACGGACTCTGTTGTAAGCAGGATTGCCCAGCTGGGGCAGCGCAATTTGACTGAGAACCTACTGCCGCAGGTGAACAGCACCTTTACTGGGGCAGGGCAGTTTGGCTCTACGCGGTCTGCCGACTTTACAAACAAAGCTCTACGTGATGCTAATGAGTCCATTCTTGGTCAGCAAGCTAATAGCCTGCAGCAGGGCTATACCCAAGCTCAAAATGCGGCGATAGCAGACTTGCAGCGCTACGCGGGCTTAGGCCAGCAAGTTCAAAATCAAGGCTATCAGGATGTCGGTATGATGCAAGCTGTTGGCCAAGAACAGCAGAACTTGGCCCAGAAGAATATGGACTTAGCCCAGCAGCAGTTTACCAACCAACTCAACTATCCCAAGCAACAGCTCAGCTTTGCTAGTGATATTATTCGCGGGTTGCCTGCAAGTTCATCAGGTTTCACAAGTACCCAGCCTCAGTCAACTGCCGGAACAATCTCCCCGTTGGCTGCGGCGGCGCAAGGGTTCCTCGGTACCAAGGCCGCAACTACGCCTATCTATACCAGTAACCCCAACTACAAGACGACCTAGGAGACGCTATGGCTGACTCAATGAACCAGGGCGCACTTAGGCAGGTTGCCAGCCCGGCGGAGGCTATGATCCCGGAGGCGTCTGCGGGTAGCCCCATGCTGTCTGGTATGCTTAAAGACATGCTGGATACAAGCCAGCAGAAGCGGAACTACCTGCAACAGCAGCAGCAGGCGTACAACTCAGAGATGGCGGACTACGCAAACATGGTTAAGCAAAGCCGTCAGCCCGAGAACCAAGAGGCTGGCGTCTGGGGTGCAGCAGCTACTGCGGCAAGTAGGTTCCAGCCAACGTGGGGTAACATTGGTCCAGGCATTGCGGCAGCGGGCGGTGCGGCAGGCAACGCAAGACAGGCGATGCAGCAGCAAGACTTGGAGAACCAGCACAAGCTTACCCAAATCCGCCAAGCTGAGGTCCGAGCTCTTGAGACTAAGGACCAAACCGCGTCATTAATGAGGGCGCTACAGCCGGGTAAATCCAATTGGATTCAGTTTAAGGACGATGCCGGCAACCTGCACCTAATGGACAAGTCTCAAGGACCGGGTACCGAGGTAGTTGTCCCCGCTACCCAGAACGCTACGTGGGTAAGACTGCTAGCGCAAGGTAATGAGATTGCGGTAAAGCAGGACGAGCCTGATAAGGAGCAGTTCGCGCTTGACTACGCTACTCGAATGATGCGCACAATGAAGCCAGGAGTAGCTGCTACGTCGACACAGCAGCCGACTACGACGCCGATTGGCCAACCGGCCGCAGCTACTCGCTTAGCTACAAACGACTCAAACGAACAACCGCCTCAAGGACTTGGAACTGGGTCTAGCGGAGAAGGCACTGTTGGCTTAGCCCAGTCGCTGGTACAGATGCTTACCCCCGCGGACCGGGCGTTGGCGGCACGGCTAGTAGCCCGTATCAATGCCAATCCGCGGGCCGCCAACAATGACCTGAAAACACTTGAGAGCCTGGTAATAAAGTACGACGAGCGGAATAGCACTCCGCCGCCAAGCCAGTCCATCGGTGCTGCCAGTAGCTCTATCGCCGCCGCCGCTGGGCGCAAGGCTGAAGCTGAGGCGCAGATTAAGCTGGACTTTGCTAGGCGGGAAAAGCTGCAGGAAGCTCAAGGCTCTGGCGAAGGCAAGCAGATTGCCGAGGCGCCTGAAAAGCGGACAGCGCTTGAAAGCTTCCTTGGCGAAGCGGCGCAAACTAAGGACGTGGCGAGCAGCCTGCTTAAGCACCCCGGCCTGCAGAAGGCAACTGGGATCGAGGGCTATATCCCGGGACGTGGCCGAGTTATGCCATTGGCTGAGACGGACTCAGCTGAGTTCATTGCTGGGCTTAAGACACTCGAGTCGCGGATAACTAGCTTGGCCCTGCAAAATGCGCGGGTAGGCAGCGCTAGCGGTGCAACAGGCTTTGGCGCGTTGGACAAAGGCGAGCGCGAGATGCTACGGGACAGCATTGCGTCACTCGACTTGTCACAGGGTGCCCCGCAGGTTAGGGCTAACTTGGCTAGAATCATTAAGGTAGTTGAAGGTGCCGAGCGGCGAGCTAAGGAAGGCTACCAACGTACCTATGGCGCCGAGCAAGGCGCCGAGCCTACGGTAGACCCTGATGCCGAGTACCAAGCTTGGAAGGCTAAGCGAGGAGCTAAGTAATGACCCCGGAACAAGAGGCAGCATTTGAAAAGCGCTACGCCAAAGAGCTCAAGGAAAAAGAGTTTGAAGAGCGGTATGCACTAGAGCAAGCATTGCTTGCTGAGGAGGAGGCGCCTAGTATCAAGGACTACGCCGCTGCGGTAGCCACCGGGGCCAACAGCGGCGTGTTAGCCGGTCTTGGCGGGCTACCTGTTGACACTGTCGCCAACGTGCTAGACCTTGGCAAGGCTGGTACTGGGTACTTAGCGTCTAAGCTTGGTGCTGACGGCCAAGTACCCACGTGGGCTGAACTAACTGACCGCGCCCAAGTACCCGGCTCCTCAAAGTGGATCGCAGGCAAGCTAAGCCACGCGGGGCTTGGTCCTATGCTCGAGAACCCAGTTAACACCCCGGGCGGCAGGGCGCTACACGGTGCCGGTGCGTTTGCTGGGCAGGCCCTAATGTCGCCCGGCACATCTGGTCGCGCCATGGCCGCCCGCGCCGCCGCCGCCGCGCCAGTTGGAGGTATTAGCACTAGCATTGGAGAGCAGACAGACAGCCCAGCCGCCGGCGCCCTCTCCGCGTTAACACTTGGGCACGCACCGGTAGCGCTCGCTAACGCAGCCCGCTGGGCGGCTCGCGGCGCCGGCGAAGGCAACCGTGCACAAGTCAATCAGAATATCCAGGACTTCAAAAACGTAGGCCTTACCCCATCGTTGGGCCAGGCAACACAAGGTACGCCACGTGCTGCCATGTGGCAGGGCATTGAGAACCTGCTATCAGGGCTGCCTGGCGGGCTAAACCGTATTAGAGACTTCCGGGACAACCAAGGCAATACACTTCGCAGCATAGCTGAGACAGCTGGTGGAGTGGGAACAAATCCAGACATTGTAGGCCGGAACGTGCAACGGGGCTTGGCCGACAAGATCGCCGACGTCCGTCAGACGTCGCGCGATATTAACGCTAGCCTCGAAGCTCGCGGAGGAGGCGATACGCGCGTTGCAGTGCCTTCAACCGAAGCAATGCTACAACGCATGATCGCACAAGCACCGACGGACCCAGCTATTAACGCTCTGCTTCAAATACCTCACACTCAGCAGCTCCAACGCGCCATTGCGGAGACCACTGCGCCAGTTCCTGCTACACAGACGCCGCGTGCCTCAGGCCTGCTGAACGCGGACGGTAGCCCAATGACGACCACAGTACCTGGCCACCCGGCCCAGGGTGTTGCCTTGTCAAGCTTGCGCCCACTGCAGCAGCAGCTCGGTGAGGACGCTTTTGCCAACTTCACAGTACAGCCACCCAGTAATATCAGGCAACAGCGACAACTCTACGGCGCGCTCGGCGAAGACATGGCGGCTGGGCTTCAGAGCTCTGACCCAGTGGCGGCGCAGATGCTAGGCCGGTCAAAAGCGCTGAACACTGCGCTGCTTGGTAGTAACTCTGCCACGAACCCGGTACGTGGTCGCCTTGACACTATTGAGCCGCTGCTGGCCACTAATATGGTACCAGAGCGCACGTTCGCTGCTATGGAGTCAAGGATAATGGGCCAGAACCCTAACTTGACAGAGTTCAACGCTATTAAGAAGTCGCTGGCCCCAGAGGTACGCGCCCAGTTCGCCTCCACTATTGCCAACCGGCTGGGGCGAGCAACAAACTCACGCCAAGACGAAACTAGCGGAGCGTTCTCGCCTGAGACGTTCTTAACCAACTACTCCAAGCTAACACCGGAGGCGCGTAACGCCCTGTTCTCTGGTTTCTCTGGTGCCACTAAACTACGCCAGGACATTGACAACGTAGCCAAGGTAATTGCCAATATGCGGGAAGGATCGCGGGTCTACGGTAACCCGTCTGGCACAGCTAATCGGGGTGGCGCAATGAGTATTTACGCAGGGCTGCTTGGTGGACTGGGCTCTAGCGCATTGACGGGCAACCCACTCCCGCTTGCTGGCGCTTTGGCTGTACCCGCAAGTATCAATGCCGGTGCGCGTATGCTAACTAGCCCGCGTGCCGCAGCGTTTGCTGGGTCTAGGGACCGAGTAGCTAATAGCCCAGGCGCACTGGCCAGGGTTGCCGCTGAAGCCAACGAGTAAAAGAAAAGGGGCCTAGGCCCCTTTTTCTACGCGCTTAGTTTTGGCTATGCAATAACCCAGTCCATGGCCAGCATGTCAGTTTGCGACGCTAGCCATGGTACTCGGGCCCCGGGGTTATTTGCCGAGTCTTCAGGGTACGACATAAAAATGTAGGGCAGCGTCATTTTGCTATGCTGGTCCGGCACCTGCAAAGTCAGCCACAGTCCTTTACCGTTCCAGCCGCGGCGCGCTACTTTGAAGCCGCTCTTCAAAACCTCAAGGGCTGCGCCAAATGTCATTTCAATGCGCCCATCAACGGTATCTTGGTTGGCAACACTAATGCTAAGCCGCACTTTTGTGGGCTTAGCATTCTCAGCGCGGTAGAGCTTCTCCGCAAGCAAGTAGCCTTCAAATGCCCATACTTTGTTAAAGGCTTCTTCGTAAGCGTAGTGCTCGCCAATCGAGCTATCAAAGTTGCGCGGGTCAACACATGCTGACTCGCCACGGACCGAAAACCCGTTTTCTAGCGTCAGGTGGCAGATGGTCACTGTGGTATCTGGGACATTGATGTACTCGATCCCAATAATTTTCTTGGCAATGCTCTTCTTAGTTACTTTAGACATGGTAACTCCTTATTTATTGAACGGGTATTTAATTGCAGGCCAATGCGCGTAACCCGCAATGCCTAGCATGTCCGGGGTAAAGGTTAGCGCTGTAGCCCTTGGGGAAATTGCAAGCGCGGGACTTAGTTTTGGGGCGCGGTGTGACTGAGTCTTGAATAGCTCAATATGATTCTCGTAGACGTGCGTGTCTGCCATGAAGAACGTCAAGCTTGTAGGCATAAGCCCTACGTCTTTAGCCACTAGGCTCGTGAGTAGCGCGTAGAGCACAATGTCAGACGGTAGGCCCACGCACAAGTCCACTGACCTCATGTACACCATGCAATGTAGGCCGTCATTACGGGCATAGAACTGAAACATGATGTGGCAACTGGGCAAACAGGCTTCCGCCGCTGGGTCCCAAGCACTGACTACGTGCCGACGGCTAAGGGGGTCCGTTTTAAGCATGCCGATTACACTCGCGAGTTGGTCCACGTTCGACAGCGAGCGCCAAATGGACCCGTATGACCGGCCTATTTGCCACTCCGGCTCAGGTTTATCTTTGTTCGGCGCCCACTCAGCGGCGTTGTCCCGCCAGTACTTACAGCCAAACTTCTCGTACGTGGCAAGATCTTCAGCCCCGCGGACGAACCCGGCGAGCTCCCCGATCACGCCAGCAGGGTACATCCTACGGGTGGTCAGCAGCGGGAAGCCGTCGTTAAGCGGAATTTTGAGCGTGGTACCCGGCAGCGACCTAGTTGCCCCAGCGCGCGACTCTGCCTGATAGCCGTGGTCGATGACTTGTTGGCACAGAAGCAAGTAGCTGGTTTCCCAGTTCATGATAGCACCCACTCGCTGTCAACCTGCACTACCTTGTGCGTGTGGACGTCGGTGGTGCCGTCTTTAAGTTCCAGCGAGTCGTACATCAGCTGCGCGTAGCCCACGATGTCACGGGCAGAATCAAGCAATCTATGGTCACCATGTAAGATGCGCCCAATCTTGTGCTGTATCATTTCGAGCGCCTCACGCTGCGTAGAGCTCAGTCTGCCCCAGTTCGGGCTCTGGCGCATGATATGCTTGAGGCACTGTACCGTCTCGGCTGAGTCCTCAAAGTCACCGTGCGTCGCTTGGCGCTCGTCTAGAACTTTTGCTATGTCTGCCATCTTATGCACCCTTACAGGAATGTACTGCTAGTTGAAATAAAAGCCCCGGACTTGGCCCGGGGCCCATGGAGCTAGGTACTTAGACGTTGCCTTCGTCGTCATCAGCGCCTTCAGCCATTTCCTCAACAGCTTCGACTGCCTTAGCCTTGCGGGCCTTCTTCTCGGCGGGGTCTTTCTTGACAGGCATCGGAATCTTGCCCTCTTTGCGCAGCTTGTTCTTGTACCATGCGATGGTAGCCGGCGTGGGGTTCGCGCCCTCAATCTCGGCCGACACGGTGTCAATAACTTCTTGTGTGGACTTGCCTTCGATCAGCAGCTCCATCGCACGGGCGCCGATGCCCTTGCCGCGCGGCTTGGCTTCAACAACAACAACTTCACCATTCTCGCCAACTGCGGTTTCCTGTTCCATTTTGCTTCTCCTTGAGGACTGTTCAGCAGAGTTAATCTGCTCTGGGGTAGGTGCCTTAAGCGTTGCATCAAGTTTCTCAATTGCCTCGAGGGCTGCGGCTTTCGAATCGAAAGTCTTCCGGGGCTTCCTGCCTGCTGCAACACAGAGGTTATTATACACCAAAACCAACTCGCCGAGCGTGCTTTCTTGCATCTTTTTCAAAATAATTTCTCCTAGTAAAAACGTGATTACTGCTTGATTGTGCTTGTACGCCCGCTTTGCTGCCTTCAAGAACGACATTGCCGCATCTTCAGGCGTAAGACCAAGCACCTTGTTGAACTCTTTGTAGAACTCTTTTACAGGCATCGACCCGAACTCAGGACAGTTGCCGCCAATCATCACGAACTTGATGATATTGTTGCCACCAATAACCAGCCCCACTTTGCCTCCTCTGCTCCGCCTGACTTCCATGATGTTCCCCTGTCTGTCTATAATCGTATAAATACATTATAACGCAGTTAAGCATCCAAAGCAAGCTTATTACTCTTACAGCTATTCTCATGGAACGTCAATATCTGCAGGTACCTTGTACGGCCTCCTTAGCTTCACCGCATATTTTACAGGTCTTTGTGGCCATGCCAGAACTCCTTAAGGTCGTCCAACAACGCGGCTTGGCTATTGCTGCGCCGGGCTAATGTCTTTACAAGCGCCTCGTCAACAGTACCGCTACCCAGTATACGGTGCACGGTTACTTGTTGTTTTTGGCCTTGGCGGGCCAACCGCGCGATGCCTTGGCTGTAGCCCTCTGAGGAGCAGGGTATGGAGAAGTAAATCATAGTGCTGCCCCCATGCTGCAAGTTAAGCCCATGCGCGGCTGACATGGGGTGTACGTACATTATTGGTATCTTGCCCGCGTTCCAACGGTCTACGATGTCTGAGCTCGACTTTGCTGTGAAGGCTTCGCCTGGAAACTTAGCCTGCAGCCGAGCCAAGTCTGACTTGAAGTGGTACCAAATTAACACCGGCGCCCCTGCTAGTTCTTCCAGCAAGTCTTCCACAACCTCTAGCTTGGTGTCGTGTAATACGTCAAAGTTATACTGGTCATCTACATAGAGCGCGCCATTGGCAATTTGAATACACTTGCCCATCGCCACTGCCGCATTGGCCGCTAGCACTACGCCGGCCTCTATTTTAGCCATGAGTAATTTTAGCATATCCCTATGTTGCTTGCGCACGGTAGGCGGTAGCTCCACAAAAATATCATTAACCAGGGGTTCTTGACCAGGCTCCCACTCTGGACCTTCACTAGTGTAGACTAAGTGGGCAATACGGTCCTTAATCTCCACCTCAGCCCCAGGCTTAAGTACGTAGGCCCAAGCGTTAGGTGGCTCACCTGGTTTAGACTTGCTTGTGTCAAGGTCGAAGAACTCATTGCGGAAGTGGGTGATGTAGCGGGTCAGGGCTTTGCCCGTGTCTATAACATAGCACTGAGCGAACAAGTCCATCAACGAGTTCGGCGTAGGCGTGCCCGTTAGGATGACGCGTCGCTTGAATTTTGAGAGCAGCGGCTTCAGTAACTTGAAGCGCTTTGAGTTATAGGCCTTAAGCTTAGTGCTTTCGTCAATCACCAACATGTCAAACGGCCAAGTTGTCATCAGCTTCAGCTTCGGGAGCAGCCACAATAATCCCTCAAAGTTGATGAGATAGACGTCTGCCTTCTCCTTCAGCAGATCGTCCTTTTTAGCGCCATGCAACGTGATAAACTTGAGATGCTCAAAGTCAAGCCACTTCTCTGCTTCTTGTTTCCAGGTGTACTTGACAACCCGTAGCGGGGCAACGATCAAGACTGCTTTACTTAGGCCCGAGGTACTAAGTACCTTGAACGCGGCGAGCGTAGAAGACGTCTTCCCGCGGCCTGGTTTTAAGAACAGACCGGCATGTGGGGCAGATAGTAAATGCTGAATTGCCTCACGCTGGTAGTCGTGGGGGATGTAAGGCTCAGGGAGTTTGAAGTCCACTTTGCATGTTCCTTATAACGAAGTCAATGGCCTCGCTTGCGCTTGAGGAGACTAGTACTGGAATACCATAGCCGCGAAGGGTGGCAATTATAACCTTCTGGTGCTCAGACAGGTTGCGCTCTTTACCCGGTGCTTTGAACTCGACGAATACAACTTTGCCATTAGGCAACGGTATCATCCTGTCAGGCCAACCAGCATTTGAAATAGCCTTCAGCTTTGCGGAGGTAAGGCCAAGCTCTCGCTTTAGCCTCCTCACGAACGCGGATTCTACCTCAGACTCTAGCATGTTTCTTCCAGTCGTTATTCATATACCCAAAGTTTCTTGGGTCAGTGACGTCTCCCTTGGTATGACAAACGCCGCACTGGCCTTTCCAATACGTGTGGTACCCGTCGCGGAACTCGGTGCCATATCTAATCCCACAGCCGTTACAAACTTCGTTCGGCTGTCTTGCTGCGGTTGCACGCTTCAGCATACAATGTCCTTTACGTCATGAAGATTAGGCCCGTGAGAGCTGTCTGCGAGCAGCTTAGCATCAAGCTTTACAGACTCCATACAGTGCTTCAAGATTGCTGCCTCTGTTCGCCAATGTTCTTTGGGCACTGTGATTACTATTTGGTCGTGCACGGTCAGAATCAAGCGGCCGTGTACCCTGTGCTCATCATAGCTTAGGATAGCCTCTTTGGTTATATCCGCGCTCCCGCCCTGACATAGGTAGTTCAAAAGTTTATAGTCGTACGTACGCATACGATTGTCAACTACACGCGGCGGCTCAACATAATACAGCCGGCCGCCCCAAGTCCTAATGGGCTGGTTAGCGGCAGCTCTATTCTTCAAAGAGTCGATTAGACCCTTGACACCGGGTAGCACAGAAAGGTATGCCCCCTTAATTTGCCCCGCCTCGTCAACCGTGGAGCCTAGCGACGCAGCAAGCGTAGCCAAGCCACTACCGTATAGGATTGCAAATGCGCACGTCTTTGCTTGTTTACGCTTAAACGGAATACCGAGCTGCCTAGCAATCAAGTCTGCAGCATATTGGTGTAGGTCCTGTGTTGGGTCTTCTTGGTAGGCTTTGAGCAACATGTCACTCTCGTAGTGGGCAAGCACGCGGAGCTCTTGAGCACAATTACCAGTTACAAATGGGCGGCCTTTGCGGCGAGCTATTAGCGTGCCATGCGGCATTTCGAAACAGACAACCCTACCCGCATACGCCTCGTAAGCCACAGACTGAGTTTTGGTATATGACCCAGCCAGCTTATGGATGCAAACCGAGTAGTAACCGGCGCCGTTAAAACTAGACGGGGCGCGCTTAAAGCTGAGTACTGAGTGCCTATTACGCAGGACTGCTAGCTCCTGCACTAGCTCCACGTTTTGGCGATACACTGAGAAATACTGCGCGCTAGTTCCAGGTGCTGCGCTAACAGCTGTCTTTTGTCTTGCACCATCCCAATACGTTATTTCGTCCAAAAAGCTGGCTGGCATTGATAGGATACTACGGGTTAAGCATTTTGTTGCTATGTCAATGTACTCAAATACCCAGGCTGGCGCGTAAAATATTATCCAAGTAAATGCGGAACTATCATACGCATACTGGTAGTACTTGACTTTAAACTCAATCTTTAGGGCTGTAAGCGCAGCGCAAAGCCTATCTACCTTGCGCTGTTTTGAGAACTTAAATATTACACGCCTAGTGCTTTGAGTGGCTATCCTGCCGTCAGCTTGTATTGCCGCCACCAAGGTTATTGCAGCTCGGTCCAAGGGTACTACATTATCGCAGATGCCTGCTTGTGGTAGGAACAGGTAGCCCGTTCTTCTGAAGGGCACGTCTGACAACATCATTTTGTGCGCTGTGCTAACATCTTTTGTGGTCTTCAGCAATACCATTCTGTGGTCTGGCGTGCCCAACATGTCTAACGATTTAGCGCCTGTAACGTGTACCAAGTCGCCAATGTGCTGTTTGTCGATTCTACGCACCGGCTGCTCAAAGCCAATTACTCCGTTTTCCCAATACGCTAAGGCAGTGCCTGGCGCAATATCGTCAAAGAGCTTAAACCCATGCTCAGTTAAGAACTCGGTATCTGGGCTTAGGCAATAATCCAGCGACACAAGCTCGTGGCCGGGATCAGGTATGATGTAGCTACGGACGTTGGGCAAGGCGGGGAAGTCTAGCTCTTTAAGATGCACTTCCCACAGGGCCAGCACAGCGGTGAACTTAGCAGAGGACAGCGTGGGGATGTTCATCAAAGATGGCGAAGAGCTGAGCCTGCCTGTCCGCGCGCCGCCATCGTCGCTACGCGTGGTATTCCATTGGCACCGCATCCTGCCTTTGCCCAGCGGGTGCGTCGCCTGTATAAGCCAAGGCCTCATAAAGGTATTGACGCAGGTCTTGATTGAGGCGCGGTACTGCATGGCGGCAAGCAGGGTACCCGTCAGCCCTTCAAGTGTCTTCTCCATATTGGCCTTGGCGGTAGACCGCTTGCCCGTCTTAGTGTATGACCAAACTAGCCCTGGGTGCGCCTTGTCAATAGCGTCTGCTAGCTGGGCATCAGAGTCCAAGTTAAAGGGCTCGCATTGGAGCAAAGTCAATATGAGCTCATCAATTTTTGCGAGCGCGCTATCGTACAACGCAATGTCGCAAGTTAAGCTATCGACGTTTACGCTGACCCCGTTGCGCGTATTTTCGAGCATTATGTCGCGAATTTTGAGCTCTCTGTGATAAGCGTCAAGCATCCGAGTCTCTGCCAGTTTTGGCGTGAACCTCTCAAACAGCTGCATAGTTCTGACAATATCACCAACGCAGTATGGGCCAACAATCTCAGCCGGCACCTTTGAAATATGCTCGCCATACTCTTTGGCGTTTGTCTTAATGAGACCGTTGGCTTGGCACCAAGTTCTTATTGCATCAGACTCGTCCGGTGGTAGACCGAGGAGCTTGTCTGCAATTGGCTTTAGCGCGTAGGTCATGGCATGCGGTTCTAGCAAGAATGCCATGACCATAGTGTCGTGTATTAGCCCAGCCCGCTTTATAGAAAGGCCCCAGTGGACATGCGCTACTAGCACGTCAAAAGGGGCATTGTGGCAGACTAGCTCAATTTCAGGATCGTTCCACAAGGTACTGAGCACTTGCTTGGCTGTCTCTTCTGTGGTATTGTTACCTGATGGATGGCCCCAGCTCATGTACAGCGGCGTCTTGTCTCGCTCGTAGATGCCAAGCATTGTGGGTTTTGGCGGATACTCTGGCAGTGGCTGAATAGCCGCTGTTTCAAAGTCGATGGCGATTATGCGTTTCATCATCTCTCCCAAGATGTCTGTAATGAAAAGGCCCCTTACGGGGGCTAGTCGTGGCTTATGAGCGGAGCGCCAAACTCCTGGAGAGACCTGTGTTCGGCAGGCTGCTCAAAAAGGGAGGATCCCCGCAGACAGCTCACGCCGCTCGCGTTCCCGGCGGATAACATTATACCGCGCGTAAAGTCTGTCAATGATCCGAATGCGGTTTTTACTTGCCTGCTCAGCGCGCATCAGGAACTTGACGTCTTCCTCTTTGTCAAGCGTGTTAAGCATCGGCTGTAGCGTAGCCCATGAGCCGAGGTTGCTGAGCATAATTTCACGCTCAGCGTCGACTAGCGAGAGGTCCTGTTGTTCTTGCATGGTGTAACTCCTTAGAACTTATCGCTGCCCGCAGCTGTTCCAGTCGGCGGCGTAGCAGTGAATTCGGGGTAGGGGAAGCCAATGGTCTTCAGCGAAGCCTGGTGGGCTGCGATCAGCGCAGTTGTAATAGCTCCGACAGGCACAACACCCTTGCAAGTCAGCGTGACTTTGAACTGCGTCTTGGCGTCGGGCTCGGTACTGAGCGTTGTGATGACTGCAAACGGCGGGCGCTTGAATTCTGCCGCGACAGCCGACACATACTTCTTCCAAGCCTTGACCGACGTGACGGGCAGCTTCATGTAAATCTGCTCGGTCGTGATGATCTTAGCTGGGTCGTTGATGCAGTCCGCAGGCAGCAGAGCAAGGCGACGCACGTTCTTGCACTCTTTGCCACTGCCATCATCCTTCCACGTGTTCATCTGGCACTCTGCACAGCTCGCAGCAAGTGGCTTCTTCACATCAGGGTGCGGCTTCATGGTGTCTTCGTCTTCACCGAATGCATAGCACATCGGCGGGACCGGCTTCTCGGGATTGAACTTGCCCGGGGGGTAAATCGCGTTCTCGTAGCAGCTAGCAAGCACAATGCAGTCGAGCTTGTTGCCCGCCACAGGGTTCTTGCTGATGGACAGGCGCCCCGACTGCAGCGACAAGAACGTACCGCCAAGTACCTCGGCCTCAGCCGCTTCCGTCGCGTACTTAGCCAGCTCGTCTTCCCACGAAGCCACAGCACCGACTGCCGTGCTCGTTGAGCCGCTGACAAGCGGGTTTTCAATCACAGTGCCCTCGATGACGGCTGCTTCGGCAACCAGGACTTCTTCAACTTTCTTAGCCATTTTTGAATCTCCTAAGTTAAATCGTACAGTCACGATCAGGTTTAATTATAGCACAATTACACGTCATTGCACAAAAATAATCAGCGTTTCTTCAGCGACAGGTCAATCTTGGTGAAGCGCTCGATTCCCGGCACCTCCTCGCCTTGGTCCCACCGCTCTTTGATTGCCTTGCCCGACAGCTTCTTGGCTAGCATGTCAAAGGCGTCGTGTTCAGCAATGTACGCCCAGATGGTGGGCCAGTCTTTCGGTGTCGGCTCGACCTTCTCAGTAATAGATGCGGACGCGGCAGCGCCTCGGCCACCGTCCAGCTTAATGTCACGGAGCTTGGTAATGATGTGACTGCGGTACGCTGCCTCGGTGCGCTTGCGCTCAGCTACTTCTTTGGACAGCACCAGGCGCTGGGACCGGAGGATGTACAGCTTGTCGATGCATACCCCAAGGTCGTCAGGAAACTCAATTGGCACCGCCTCCAACTCGCCTACGCCATAGACGTCATCGTAGTCTTCTTCTTCTTCATAATCAGGATACGCCATCTTGTTCTCCGAAAAGCAGGGCTTACACCGAAGCTGCCTGCGGGTTAATTAAGCTGCAAGCAGCTCGAGAGCTACGTTGAATGCTTCCTGCTTCAGGTTGTCCCCAGCGCCGAACCAGCTGCTATCAAGCCGGCGTGACTGGTCAAGGCCTTTGTGGTAATCCAAATACTCGGTCACCGCATTGACCAAGCCGAACGCAGTGCTCTTCGCTGACACCAAGTCAGAGCCGCGGCCTAGCCCGTCAAATAGCTGCAGCACCTTGCTGATGGTCTTGATGGCAGGCTGCTCGGCTACTGGCTTGCTGACATCGCCAAATAGCCGCACTACGTACTGCACCGCCTCCTTGTTTGAAACTTTACGCTCAGCAAGAGCAATGGCTTGGTCAGAAAATGCAGACCAGCTGTCTGTCAAGCCTAGCTCAGACTTAACCGCGTCAGCATTGAATGTGGACGCATGGCTGACTCGGATACCTTCGCCAGGCGCTGCATACGACAGGGTGTTATTGCAGACTACACGAACTGATGTCCGCTTGGCTACAGTTCTTAAGGTGCCGTCACAGCTGGTGGCAAGCAACACGTAGTCCTGCAGCAGGTCCTGGCCCATAATACGAACTTCCTGGCCTGTCTTAGCCAGCGCCCAGTACTTGGCACCTTGAAACAATACCCCAGCCGTCTCAAGCTGCCAGCCATGCTCTGTGGTCAAATTGCGGAAGAACTCAAGAACTTCAAGCGGCTGCACAACACGGTACTTAGAACCAACAACTGAGAGCGCTGCGCCAGTGTCATTGCGGTACAGCACTTTGCGCATTGGCATACTGCCGTAGATTTTCGAGTCGCTCGCAATTGAGCCAGGGTGATCGGGCAGCTCGAAGCTAACCGGCGACTCGTTGATGTAGAAGTCAAGACCAGCCTCGTGGGCCCAGGTTTCGAGCGGCATGCTCGGCGACAGTTTCTGCCCAAGCCCGTGCCAGGGTTCGTCTCCGACGTACGCCATACTGGCCTTGCCTACTGCGTTTGTGTATATCTCGTGGGACATAATGGCTCTCCTTTTTGTGAAACTGTTTAACTGCGAACAAATACATTATAACGCAGTTTCACACCCATACATAAACTATTTTTCTGTCTGCCGCTAGCTATCCATATACGTCTCAATGCAGACACCTGCTTCAGTCAGGATAATCAGACTGTGGGCGAAGTTCTCCGACCATTTCTGCTCTAGGCGCCTGGTCTCTGGGTAGTACACAGTAGTGATACCGGCTTGGACAATAGCGTTAGCGCACTGTGCGCAGGGCATCAGGCCTGTGACCAGCATGATGCAGCCCGCTGTCTTGGCGCCGGCTCGGGCCGCATTGTAGATGGCGTTAGCTTCCGCGTGTACCATGTAGTACTCTTTGAGTGGCTGTGCATAGCGCGGGGCGGTGTCAGACACGCCTCTGGCCACGCCGTTCCAACCAGTCGCCACAATGGCAAGGGCAGGGCTCAATATCACGGCCCCGATTTTACGTTTTGGGTTCTTAGACTTGGCGGCTATTGCCTCTGCCACCTCAAGGAAGTCAAGCGGTGTCATTAGTAGGCCCCGGTCTTAATCTTGCTATCTTGCACTCGGCGGGCCCAGGCATGCACGTCGCGCTTAAGCCCGTGCCGGTAGGGGGAGGTCACGGGGGTGATTGAGTATTCAAACTCAGCAAGCCACAGCATAATGCGATTGAACCAAAGCATGATGTCATCCTTAAGGGGGTGCCGCCCCTTCAGTTCCCGCTGAAGATCTCCTTGTATAGATAAGTTGATCGGCGGGGCGGCGTTGAGGGCTATACCGGCTTAGCGGCGGTGAGCGGTGCCTGTACCAGATTCCACTTGGCAATTGTGCGGTCAAAGTCTTCGCTCGGATAAATGAACGCGTACGACTTGCCAATGAACCGCTGCACCACCTCGCGCGCCGCGTCTTCCGAGGCAGCTTGGACCACGGAGTACTTGCCTCGCATGTCCGTGCCAATGCCGTAAGTGATATAGAACAGCGGAATTTGCGGCACGGCGGGGATCTCACCCTCCAGCTGCCCGGTCCTCGGGTTGATAGGCGCGCGGGGGTCTGGCCTGTCTGCGGCGTAGATCATTACATATCCTCCAAAGTAAAATGGTAAGGCGAGTCCTGCTCAAGCTCGTTGAGGTCGTAACCTCTGGCTTCGAGCTTGGCGGAAAGCTCGCGTATCGCGTTTGTTTCGTCGGCTCGCATATCAGCTTGCTCGTCTAAATTCATCGCGTTACGCGCGACTTGCGTGCGTTTGAGCTTGCTCATTACATGCTCGCAGTCACAGCAATGCGCAAATACTTGTCAGTCCAGTCCTGCGCCAATAGCCAGTTTTTGTACGACCAGGGCAATGACGTGATGGTCTCGGTATTGTGCTTGCCGAACGACATGTGGGTAGGAATGCGGCACCTCTCCGACTCAGCCCACAACTGCTCAAGGGTGCCGGTGGGCACGCCGCCCTGATCCATCACATTTTGGAGATAGCCCAATAGCATGTTACAATTCTTGACATCAACTAGGGCTGAGTGCGCGCCCTGTACTAAGCCCCTGGCCACCGGGCCCATGAAGTAGTACATCAATGCCGTCTGGCTATGCGATCCAACGTCCGGCAGCCAGCGGCGCGCAATAGCCAGTGTGCAGATCCGCTTGACGTCTTCGTTATCTTCGTGGCCAATCAACCGCATGTCAAAGTCCACGTTATGCCCGATCACGTACTCAGTATCCGGGAGCACGAAGTCAGAGTACGGCGGGCAGTCAACGAGGTCTTCATCAACAATGTGGTGCGTGGCCATTGCCCCGATGCCGATTGGCATCTGCGGGTTGTACCGCTGGTTGAACTCACCGATCACTCCGAACTTAGCATTAAGTTCCAGGTACGCAGCCTCGACAATGCGGTCTTTATCGCCAACACCAGTCGTTTCTGTGTCAAATACTATTGCTTCCATTTAGTGCTCCTTGGTTATTGACATGGCGTTCTCCATGCCAGTTAGATATATAGCTGTCAAAGTTGCCTGCAGCGACGCGCCTGCGTTTGACATGTCAGTGAATACCCCAAGCACAAGCTCACCAACCGCATCGCGAGCTTCAGCAGGCATTGAGGCGTACGACATGCCTTTAGGCTTCAACTGCAGCTTAGGCTTGGCAGACTTATGCAGCACGTGCAAGTTACTTGCCATCAACCCACCTCCAATCCCAGCCTTTGCTCTTGAAGTATTTATCAGTACCTCCGGTTGGACGATTTGTGATATATCCCAGAGCCTTCAGCTTACGCAGAAAGGCATTTGAGCCCGTGACGGAAGTGCCAGCCAGCCATTCGACTTGCTTAGTCTGAACCCAGCCACGGCCATAGAACAGTGCTCGGTACTTGGCTACTGCCTTATCGAACTGGCGTTTGTGGTTAGCTTCAAGGTGGGCCTGTTGGCCAGCACTACGTGGCTTAGCCCTTAGTTCTAAGCCAGTTACCGGTGCCATCAGCATACCCGCTAGCGACAGCGGGTTGTGCCTGGTCTGCAGTCCGTTGTCCATCAACGGTGATAGCCGAACTCAATACGGACGCGCTCGAGGGTCTGCGCTATGGCTTCCTCAACAGTTTTCTCGCAGTCAACTGACACGGTTTCAAGCTGCTCAGAGATCGCTTGTTCAACTTGCCTCTCAATTTCAGCCCTGAAGAAGTCATTGAACTGCTTATCAATCTCGGCCTCAATAGCTTGCGGGACCTTGTTGGCCAGAGCCTGAATAAGCAGCGACTCAATTGACTGGTGATTAGCGGCTACGATCAGCTTTTCCACTTCAGCAGCCAGCATTGCGTTCATGGTAGTTAACCTAGCTACCTCTTTTGCGAGGTAATCTTCACGTGGGCTGTACAGTTGGCTTGCCGTATCCGCGGTGATACTGACTACGCACTCCGTGTTTTCCATTTTGATTCTCCTTTAGTTTAACTGCGAACAAATACATTATATCGTAATTATGCGCCTATACGTAAATTATTTGCGCTTGTACGCTTAGCGCTGCATTCTCATCCTGTAGTCGCGCGTTGAAGGCCATGCGACGGTATTTAATCGGCACTGTTTTAAGCCGCTCAACTTCCTTTTCAAGCTCTACGATGCGCGCCCTTTGCGATAGCTGCGTCAACCAGGCTGTCAAACGGAATCTCCCCGGACCGGCTGGCGACGACCAAGTCTTTGAACATCGGCACATTCAGCCGTCGCACGTACTTATACCGCGCCACGTCTTTCTCACATCGCTCGATCAGCGCGTTCTGCTCAATCACACGCCTTTCAGCGGTCTCGCATGTGTCAGCCACTAATGTAAGGAACGATTCAAGCTCGGCGATCCTGGCTCGATACTTGGTCGCTTCCGACTCAGCAGCTTTCCACAACGCATCGTTGTTGCGTAGGAACTCATCCCTGTGTTGCTCAAGGTCAACGATCTTGGCTTGCAGCCTCTCTATGGCGTCGGCTGCATCTGACATTGCCATCCACCTAAAATCCGCTCTGTCAGATACGTTGGATAAAAACCAACGAATCCACTTAACAGTTTCTTCTGGATTGTCGATGATAGGTGCATCCGCTTGCGTAGTCTCTGCGCTCTGCAAATCCTCTTGTGGAGCGTGGATCGCGTTCTGTGCTCCACAAGATTGCAGCCTCTCTATGGCGTCGGCTGCATCTATAGCGTCTCGGAACGTCTCTCCATTCATGTTCTGGAGTCTGTGCCGGAAGTCGTCAGCAAGTCTCCAATACGTCACGCTCCCGCTGTCAATCGCACCATTCCACGATTTAACGAATAACGTCTCAAGCCAATTGATGCGCGCCACGTCTTTCTCACATCGCTCGATCAGCGCGGCCTGCTGTGTATTCTCCTCTTGCAATTGCGCATTGAACGCCATGCGACGATACTTCATCGGGACTGTTTTCAGCCGCTCAATCTCCACGCTCTGCTCAACTATCTTGGCTTGCAGATCCCGAATGCTTTTTTGATACTGTATAGCTTCGTTCGCAGTTACGTTGGCATGTTCAACAGCAAGTAGCCTAAACGCTACATTCTCAGTGCACTTCGGGCACGGTGCTGGCAGCTGCGCCATCCGTTGACTCAGCAGGTTCTCGTAAATATCTGACAGGTGCCCTACGGGGCGCGCCTCCAAGCTGACTTCGGCCTCGATGGCGCTGACAGCCATGCGCCCCCCTATCCGCGCCCTGATCGTAGTTACTCGCACTATTTCCAAGATGGGAGAGTTTTCAGACTCCGCAACATGCCTTAATGCTGCCTCAAGTGTGCCGGTACTGGTTTCCATCCGAATTGCATAATTCTCGGTTGTCATTCTCCATATCTCGTACTCTTCTGTTGTGCCTAGATCCATTTCACCAACCCTCCAATATCCTTCAAAATTTCCGGTGCGGGAACCCCGCACGAGACACTAAATTGCTCGACCACCAGGGCGAGCGCCTCAAGCACGAACGGGCTATCCGCCGGCATGTCGATCCTGCCCGCGATGTCGCCTTGACAGTTCGTTTTGAGGTCAACTAAGAGTCGAGGCACACACAGATCCTCGCCTTGACCTTGCTGATCTTCATACGCCGTCCGCAATGCGCTGTTCGTTGATCTTGGCCTTCTTGAAATAAATGCTTTCCGGCGATAGCCCTGCTGCCTCAATATGCCTGAGTAGCACGCACAATGCCTTGGCGAGGTGATAGTGTACCACCCCAACTTGTGGCAGCCGGGGGCTAAGTTTCCAGGGCTTAGCCTTGCACTCGTTCAGCGCTAGGCCAACTTGCACAATCACATCTAACAGCGCTGGGCTAGACCCATCAAAGAACATGTCTACTTCATTAACCTGGACAATCTGTGCTGGCGGCACTCCCGCTATCAGGCAAATCTCAATGGTGAAATGCAGTATATCGCTGAGCTCGTCAGGAAACTCGTCATCTCCGCACACCGTAGCTTCCACAATCTCTTCAACAATATGCCAAGCAAACGCACGGAGGCGATCTTGCGTGGCGCGCTTATTCAAATCCATCGGAAAGCTCGTCGGCGGGGTGTAGCCGTTGGCTATCTCGTTTGGCGCAAACTTCAGAGCCAGCTGGTGCTGGGCGTCAAACAGACGTTGCAAAGCTTCAAGTTTCATTATTTATTCCACCAAAAGGGTGCTTCACGGTTGGTCCACTTAGCAAAGTGGGACTTAGTACCCAGGTAATAGTTGCGATACGCCTGGGTGGTATCTGCTGCTCGGAACTCTTCAGGCATGCACTGCACGAACGGGGTATAGCCCGCCGGCAGCTCAGGCGTTGGGATGCTGTTGATGACCGCCTCGCACTTGTGCACTCTGCCATACCGGTGCGTGTACTCGGTACACAGCGCTTTGGCATGGTCCAGCAACCAGGCGTAGTTGCTACTCCGTTCTCGGGCCCACACAACACAGGGGTGGTTGGTATGCGTCGGCTTGTACGGTCCACCATTGATAGTGGAGAGAATCTGCGTAGACTCAAGGACCATCTTCACGACATGCTTATCGCACTGCATTCGGGCCGCGGTAACTGGGTCAAAGCTGAGAACAAAAATATTCACGTCAGTCTCCTTTAGTGCAGCAGCCCAGCTCGCAGGTGTCGCTTTGCAGGACCCAGTTATGCTCGCCACACGCATAGACCCTAGCGTCTTCATCCGACATCTCGCGGATCAGCTGGATAGCCTCGTACAACAGCGCGGTGTCGCTGTCACCCGTGTCGCGCCAGCGCTTGATAGACAGCTGCACAGTGACTACTTCTGCCTTTTCATGGATAACCTCGTACTTCAGAAGGTTCGACAGCAGGCCTTCCATGCGCGAGTCGCAGAACACGTGGCGTGAGTGGGCGCACTTGGACGACGCAGTGGTGCCGCATTTACTGCACTTATACTTAGCCATTCTATCTCCTAGACATGTTTAACTGCGAACAAACATATTATAGCACAATCACGCAATTAAACACATCCAGGTTTTAAATAGTTAGTACTTGGCGGTAGTCGGGAACAATTCAGGCATGTCGTGCTTTAGCTTAGAATACTCTTTGGAATACTCCTCACGTGTCTTGGTAACCCAATCTCGGTCCCAGGTCCATAGCGTCATCTGCTGCTCGCCTATCCGCATGCGCCCCCTGGCGTCGGCACTATGCGCTGGCGCGCACTTCCTAGCGCCGTAGCGTACTAGCTTGCTAACTAGTGTAGCTGACGCAATAGGATACTTCTCTGGGGAGTTCAGCTTCATGACGAAAAACTGGCGCAGCATTTCAGATGTGAATATCGTTGTCGTCCACCACCTGGTATTGCCTGTTGCCGGTAGTGTCCATTGAATAGTCCGCGACTCGCGCATGTAGTTAATAATATCATCCCATGTGGACTCACCAACCTCTACAACAAGCTCACGCGCCTTTGTCTTAGGCGGTACCTCGTTATAGAATGCTGGCTCTAGCTCAACTTCGTGCATCAGATGGTAGAGCAGGGCCTGCATACTCGTCTTGCGGCTGCGCCACGTATCAAACGCCGTCCACTCACCCGCCTCAAAGCTCCATTTACAGTCCGCCTCTAACACTATAGCGCGCCTGTCGTCATGGTCTAACAGCGCGTCTACTGAGTTGGTGGCGAAGATGAACGAGAAGTAGTTCTCAATAGTCTGCGCTTTGGTGTACTTCAGGTTAACTTGGGAATGTGCTTCAGTAGTTAGCCGCTTCAATAGCTGGCGTATAATGCGTGGGTCTTTGACGGAGCTATCGTCAAATGTGACTAGTAACTTCTCTGACCGCCATTCTGCAAACTGCCCTTTGACAATATCCTCATCCACGTTCGCGGTATACTTCTCACCAATCAGGGCACTGATAATATGAATCAGCGTCGACTTACCCTGTAGCGGACGGCCCATCATATACAGCCAGGTGGGATGCTTCTTCTCAGGCTTCTGAAACATCCACGCTAGCCGCTTGACAAGGTAGCTCACATGTGCTGGGTCCTCACCGCCGAATGTCGCATTGAGGAAGTCATAGAACGGTTGCACGTCACCTTTCAACTCGTCTAGGGGCTTACCTCTTAGTCCTTGCCCCCAGCCTAGCCATGTGTTCAAGTACGACCTGCCGTTATGTATTACGTGCTTGGCTGCCCCTGGCACAAACAGTGGCTCTATGCACTTGGACCTTAGTGGGCTAGCCAGCCAGTACTGCCCGACTGGGATATCTTTAAACACCGGGGCTCCATTCTTGACGCTGGTTTGCACCTTGACCTGGCGGGTAAAGAAGTCGGACGAGAAGCTGCGTGGCGGGATGTAGGTATTATTCTGGCTGTCATAAATCTGCTGTTGGATCTCGCAATATGTAAAGCGCGAGTTCAGCTCAATTACCGCGGCCACATGCCCTGAGAACTGGCTGTTCGCCAACAGTGCTAGCCATGAGTCACGTGGCAGTGTCTGGCCTATGAGGTAGTCGTCAATACCTTTGCCGCTAATATCTGGCCATTGCAAGACTCGGCAGTCTGCACCCTCCTCAGCTAGCCGATTCGTCAGACGCTGCAGTGCCAGGGCTACCATCGGGTTCGTGTTCATGTCTGAGTCAAACGCCAAGTACACCATCCGCCCGCACCACGCTATATCTGCCATGTCCGGTATCAGGTCTACCCCTTTCTTTTTGCTCTGCCAGCTGAACACGCCACCCACGGCGCAGGGTATTACGGTGGCTACTTGGTCGTAGTTCACCACCATATCCACTACCACCGCCTTAAACTCGCCCTCTGTTATGAGCATCGGTATCGCCGGGTTCTTTTGCCAGCCGCTCGGTACTGTGGGTGGGTAGTACAGGGCTGGCTGGGTCCCGGCCCGCTGGCCGTACTTGCCTGCTAGAGTCTGTGCCCCAAACCCTTGTGGCACCCAGCGCACACGGCTATCTTCTGCGCGGGGGTACTTAATGTAAATGCCGTCATGGCAGTTAGAGAAGCCTAGCCCAGCTGCTGCCTCGGCGGTGATGTCCGTAATCTCATAACTCGCTAGCGTGTCTTCGTCAAACCCGTACGCCTCCCAGCGCTCGGTACTCAGCGGCCCAGCGGACGGGGCGCTGCACACTTTACTCGGTGTTTTGACTCTCTCTCCCTCGCTTGGCACTACTGGCAGCCGGGCTAGCTCAGCTAGCCACTGGTCCGTTACTTTCTGAGTTTCCGAGGCCATTTAGGGCTCACTCCCCGGTACTTGGTGGCGTGGCATCAGCTGACGCCACGAGTCTGACAACAGACTTGGCCAGCTTGTACGCCTTCAGCGTGACGCACCCGTCGCCGCCGTGCTCCATGCTCGGCCTAGCCTCGTGCATCCTAGCGCGCTCGTCTTTAGTGTATAACAGCCACGCAGCCGTTGGGAGAGTCAGCCCCGTCCACGCCTCAAACCGGCGGAGAGCCTCATATGTGTCAGCGGGCTCTGAACGGGCCGGCGGGCAGTCTATCTCAAACGGCTTCCTTATCAGCTCAGGGTCAAGTCCTAATGCCTTGGCAATCAGCTTGTCCAACAGGTACAACTTGACTTTGCGCTGGTACGTCAAGCTAGCTTTTCTGCGGTCAAACACACGGGGGCGACCTTTAGATTCTCGGCCCTGCGCCTGCAGGCGCATTTGCATGCTATTCACGCGCTTTGCATCTACACTGTCCATGCCGACAGCATACCTGGCCATAAGTTGCATGTGGAGACGACCTTCAGGTGTGCTCTTCCAGGCGCCGTAGCTCATAATGCCGTTGGGCGAGCTGTCGTCAACGGGCAAACGGAACAAGGCTTCTGTCTCGGTCCTAAGGTAAGTGGAGAGCTTGTCCGCTATTACAGGACTTGGTTCGTAGGTAATTGGATTCATAGTATACTCAGGCATAAGTACATGGGACTACAGGAGCGACGCTTAAAACAGACAATAATTATAACGCAGCAAACCGCCTATAAATAAGCATAATTTGCCGGTGGAGAGACAGGTTTTTGCTCGGTACTTGGTGCTTTGGGGGTGGCGGTGCGGCGGGAGAAATGGCTATGCGTACGTTCTAAAACGAGCATGCGTATGACATAGTGGCTCGCCAAGTGGCGGTCGTAATGCTCGGTACCAAGCTTGACTTGGAGGCATGCGAATGGCGTAAAATATGACAGGGCGTCGCGGTAATTCTGTTCGGTGTCGAAAGCTCCAGTATTTTGGTGATAAAGTAAATTAGCTTAAAGCTGTAAGTAGCTGATTACTAAGTACTTTGTACTCGGTACGCGGTTGTTAAAGCTTGTATGTCCGTGCGTTCACTGAGTCAGCGTGAGGCTGACTGGGGGATTAAGAGTGGGTCCTAAGTGTATGATTATAAACATCAATATTTCAGCGAGTCAGCGAGACGCCCCTTTCGTAAACTTTTTTCGGGAAAGGGCTTAGTATACTACTCACCCTGCCGCCGATTTAATGCTTTACGAAAATCACTTTATTGTGTCTAACTGACTACTTGACTATATATATACCTATTATTTAATAAAAACAATAACTTAGTATCAGTCGGGCTACCCCACTTGTCCGACTTACCTCCGACTGCAATTTTTTTTTTCGAATTAGCTGTTTGTCATACTCAAATACCGAGTACCTAGCTGCCTACAAATTACCTGTTTGCCGCCTGCAATTTTGCCGCCAGTACCAAGTACTCAGGCCTCGGTAGCCAGTAGTATTTGCCGCATCGCTCCGCGGGTCTAAGTTCAAGAATGTTATAGGTTTTCAGTGTAATGGTGTGCTCCGTGTATCTGGAAGCGAAGCTCGCTGTCGAGTTTGTTTAAGTGACCGAGTACGTTCGGGTAAGTACGGCCGACCCAATTCGATAGCGGATGCGAATGGAGTGCTTAAGGCACTATTTTTTGTCGTTTCGGCTGCCGATTTAACGCGATAACTGTTATAATATTTATTTAGGAGAATGTCATGTATACCGTATACGTGCTGCGTTGGCCCAGGTCTTCGTTAATATACGTGGGCCGAACATCAAATCCCGCGGCTAGGCTTGCTTCACACAAAGTTAAGTGGAAGCCACTGGGGCTAGGAAAGCCATACATGGAAGTGCTTGAGGAAAATCTAACAGAGGAGGCTGCCTACGTTGCTGAACAAACATGGATAGCGTTCTTAAATAGCACCGTGCCTGGCGTAGGTCTAAACCGAACATACGGCGGGGCATTTGGCATGGAGATTCGTGTAGATAGACACTCGTGTCTTATATGCGGTGACGACATGCCGGACAAATCCGCAAAACCAAGCAGGCGACCAAAGAGCAAGGCATACGTGAAACAATAGCCCAGTACCGAGTACTAAGTTCCGGGTTGCTATAGGCTTTCAGCGTATTAGCAGCCGACCTCCCCGCCGGGGACCTAGTTCCAGGGCCTGGAAAGAAAGGCACAGGCAAAAAAATACCCAGTCTCTAAGGACTGGGTACTTGGTTCTAGCTTAATCCTAGGCAAACCATAGGATGATTACTAGAAGAATGAGGAAGAGCAGGATCATTTAAGACCCCGCCCTTTCTTACAGACCAACCATTTGGCGAAGCTCGTCAGCGGTTTCCAGTTCAGACTCGTCATTCTCTTCCGCCAAGAACTTCTCAACCACCTCAACCGCCTTAGTAGTGCTCACAACTTGGGCAGTCTTTTTCATCTTGTTTCGGTACCATGCAACACAGGCATAGGTGGTGTTCTTGTTGCCATACTCATCATGAACTTTCTTGAGGATGGCTGTGTTGGAGAGACCATCCGTAATCAGTTCGCGAATCATTTTACCAACGCCTTGGTTCTTAGAGGTTGCTTGCTTCGCAACAACCTCTCCAGCTACTGGGGCCATCAACAAGGCAAGAAACTCGCTAGGGGCCAGTTCAACCGGAACAACAACTTCCTCAACCAGTTCAACCGGAACAACAACTTCCTCAACCAGTTCAACCGGAACAACAACTTCCTCAACCAGCTCAGCTGGGATTAGCTCAGCAACAGCAGGCGATACATAGAGACCGTCTGCAACTTCAACAACAACAGGGGCAACAACTTCAACTGCAACTTTAGCTTTGCGGGCCATTTTAACTCTCCAATTTTTAAAGATCGACGGGGAAGTCCCGTCCGCCAGCAGAACCTGCTTACCAGCGGATGCAGTCAGTTATTGATCGCATGAGTAGAATTATAGACTCATAGGTTTATAAGTACACAACTTTGTTGCAACAGTTTGTGACGAGTATTTAGCTATCGAATCGGTTGAAATTCGTTAGTCAGTTGACTGCACGAACGACCACGAACGGCCTTTCTGAGTCCGCCACTCAGTTTGTTTTCGTCAGGCTTACGTTACTGCTCGGTCAGAAACAAACTGAGTGGCGGACTTCGTACCTAGTACTTAGAGGGTATGACACTGTACTTAGACCATACGACTGGGACAGTATGCTGTTGTACTTAGACCATACGACTGAGACAGTATGCTGTTGTACTTAGACCATACGACTGAGACAGTATGCTGTTGTACTTAGACCATACGACTGAGACAGTATGACACTGTACTTAGACCATACGACTGAGACAGTATGCTGTCGGCATACACCATTATGGGGTACTAAGCACCGTATGGCGGTGGATGTCGTATGGTGGTACTCAGTACCGTATGGCGGTGGATGTCATATGGTGGTACTGAGTACCACATACTGGGTCCTGGGTGGTGGTGTGTACTACCGTATTGCGGGGCCGGCAAGCCCCATTTACATTGGGTGTAATAGGTCTCAGGTATACCTAGCACCACGCACAAAATTACTACAAATTGACATTCTTATGCGACTTCGTACCCAGCACCTAATGGCAGGCAGTAAAGGCATAGTACCTAGCAACATAGCACCTAGTGTTGGGCGGCGCAGTAGACGAGGGTCAGGCGGACAAGAAGCTCTCTCCGCCTGACCCTATGTACTTGTTTTATATATAAAATTTATTTAAATTAGTCAGGTAGACAGTTAGTCATATTAAAATTTAATTTTAAAAACAATTATGTGCTTTACAATTTATACATAATAGAAAGCGTAGTATTGTTTTACCGCGAAAAGTTTATGTTTTCGACAACGCCTACCTGCCTGACTAAAAAATATTCAAAATTTCATATAAATCAATTGCTTAAGGCTAGTCAGACGTCGTCGTCGGCCTGTCTTACCTCCGACTACGCGCGTTTTAAAACTAGTACTTGGCAGGCATGCTGGGTGGGGAGTGGGGCTTTGGAAGTTGCTGGCAACGCAAAAGAGTGTACTTCCGGCCCGGAACGCGGTATAAAGGGTGTAATATAGTAACAGCCTTATTATTGGAGCACAGCAATGGCGCTAACTCACGAAGACCTAGACAGTATGGGTACCCCGTACGAAGACGACAACGTGGCGTACTTGCAGTATATCGAGTCGCAGGGAGGCAAAGGGATTAACCCCCTCTCCGCCGAGGGCCTAGAACTGCAAGCGAAGTACTTACTCCATATGGGCGTCAACCAACACCCATTCGACGTGCTACGCCGCATCAGCGTGAACCCGTTCGCGGCCCCAAAAGACCGCATTGCAGCCAGTAGAGTGCTGCTGGAGTACATGCATAGAAAGATCCCAGCCAGCATCGAGGTTGCAGGACCAGATGGCAGTGCCATTCAGCTTAGCGCAGATGCGCTAAAGAGCTTGAGCGGAGCGGAGCTGGATGTGCTGTCTGGCCTGCTGGCCAAGGCAGGAGCGCCTACGTAATGAGTACCCTGGCAAACATCCAGAAGTTGATGAAGATAGTCTCTCCCGTTAAGGCGGTAGAGACAGCTATGGCGCCCAGGATCATTCAGACAGCTGGGAACTTGCGTGGTGGCCTGCAGCAGACTAGCCAGCTCCTCCAGCAGCTGAAAGGCAAGCCAGGTGTCAAGCAAGCGCAAATCGAGCAGATGTTTGGGCACCTAGTACCTAGTACCAAGCTCTCGCCTGAAATGCTGGCTGCCGCGGCCAAAAAGCCTAAGCTCTTGGTACAAAGAAGTGTGAAGCGCGCTGCAGATGAGGACGCTGTACAAGATAACGCTGAGGACTTGCTTTGGGGGACTGAGTACTTAGACCGGCGCTCAGAACTGTGGGCAAAAATGCTTAAGGAGCTGGAAGAAGCGGGTGACAGCACCGCAGGACAGCTAATCAATAATATGCCGCTGCGAGGCCCAGATCTTAAAGACTGGGAAAAAGCAGCAATACAGCATATCGACAATATGCAGGACGACCCAGACTTTGAGAACGTTGCCGGCTATACAAACGACAGCATAATTGACTCTGATGCGTCCCGCGAGGCTTGGGACCAGGCTAATGCTGAAGCAAAGCGCATGTCTGCTAGCTTTGAACCAAGCTACGCGCAGTACCAACGCCAGCCGCCTACGCGAGGCGATGACTACTTTGAGAATGTGCTGCGGGCTCCGCCACAGCGCGCGCGTGAGATAAACCATATAGTAGCTGACAATGGTGAAAGCTGGCCCAGCGAAAGCTACCACTTCGGTAATAGCGGGCAGCTTGGCCATGTCAGGGGATCAATTAGCCCAAACCAACAAGTTATGAACCTAGATGAGATTCAGTCAGACCCACTGCACGCGTTAGGTGAAGGCGCACTGCCTGAACTCCAAGGCATTTATGGCAAACTTGGCCGCTCCGTGTTGGACCGAGCTGCTGCCGCCAACATTCCGTTTGTTAACATCCCGACAGGCGCAGGCATCGCGTCAGTGCGTGATCCAAGCAAGCGCAGCTTCTACAACAAGCTGTATGACACTACCCTGAACAAAGAACTGTACGAGCCGCTCCAAGACCAAGGGGTGAAGGTGAACCGAAGCACCGGCTGGAACAATATTGAGCTTACCCCCGAGCTCATGGAAGAGATTAAGAAGGGCAACTTGCTCAACTACAAGAACGGTGGTCTTGCTCGGTGTAGATAAGCGTGGTATAATGACGCTTGGTACTTAGCGGAGAATATCACATGTTGAAGACGTGTAAGGCGTGCTTGGAGACGAAGGACGCGGTACAGGGTGTGTGGGTTACTAAGCTCGGTAAGATAAGTGGCAATGTTTGCCTAGCTTGTAAGTCCGCATTACAGGCTGAGGTGAGAGCCACGCCAGAGGGCCGTGCAAAAATTACAGCAGCAGTTAATAGCTACGCGCTAAAAGTACGGGCTACACAAGCTGGCCGCGACAAAGCCAATGCGTACAATAGAGCTTGGAAAGCAAAAAATCACGATAAGACACTCGCGCTTTGGCGCTCCTACGAACTTGCCAAAATAAATAGGGTGCCTGGATGGCTGACTGCCGCAGACCGTGAGGCCATAACTATGCGCTATGCGGAAGCACAAAAGTTAACAGCAGAAACTGGGGTGCCCCACCACGTTGACCACGAAATCCCATTGCGGGGAATAAGTGTATCTGGTTTGCATGTACCAAGTAATTTAAGAGTAATAACGGCAACTGAGAACTGTTCAAAAGGCAACCAATGGCAGTCGTAACCCCAGGCATTTTAAAGGACGCCATTAGACGGGAAAAAGACTACCGAGATGCAGAAGAGTCGCTGTTTGAGTTTTGTAGGCACGCTTGGCATGTTATTGAGCCTGGGCATGAGTTCAAATCAAATTGGCATTTGGAGGCCATCGCTTCCCATCTCGAAGCCGTCCAAGAGGGGGACATCAAAAATCTGGTCTTGAACATCCCGCCTGGAACAAGCAAGTCTATCCTAGTGTCTGTGATGCTGAACGCATGGTGGTGGATTAAAGACCCGTCACTTCGGGTATTTAGCGCCTCGTATGGCGAAAGTCTTGCGGTTAGAGACTCAATGAAAACCAGGGCTATTATTTTGTCTGACTGGTACCAAGCTCGTTGGCCGCATGTCCAAATTAAGAAAGGTGAAGACCAAAAGGCTAAATTTGACTTGACCGAAGGCGGTTCGCGCATGGCTGCGGGTATTGGCGGAAAAATGACGGGCTATCACATGGATTTGAAGATCGTAGATGACCCACACAGTGCCAAAACTGCGCAGTCAGACGCGGAACGCCAAACAGCGCTTGACTGGTTCGACCAGACGCTGTCCACTCGTGGTGTATCGCGTAATGCTGCAACAATTTGCGTAATGCAGAGATTACATGAACGGGACATTTCTGGGCATATTATTGACGACATTGGCGGTTACACGGAACTCTGTCTCCCAATGAGGTATGAGGCCGCATTGCGTAAGCCAAAAACATGCATTGGCTTCGAAGACCCAAGGACCAAGGAAGGTGAGCTTCTCTGGCCAGCACTTTTTCCTGAGAAAGTGGTACAGGCGCTAGAGCGCAACCTAGGCGAATATGCCAGCGCGGGGCAACTCCAGCAGCGCCCATCCCCAGCCGGGGGCGGTATACTACGTGTTTCCCACTTCCAGATGTGGCCAGCCGATAAAGAACTGCCCGCCTTCGAAGCTGTGATACAGTCCTACGACACGGCGTTTGTAGAACACAGCAAAGGTGACCCTAGCGCTCTTACAGTTTGGGGTTTCTTTACGCACGAAGGCCGGAAGTGCATGCTCCTGCTTGACTCTTTCGCCGGCAATCTAGGGTACCCAGCACTCAAGCAGAAGGTCTTAGATGAGTGGAAATCAGAGTACGGAGAGGCTAAACGTAGAGCTGACTTTATCTTGGTTGAGAAGAAGGCTTCTGGCCAGTCTATAATCCAAGACATGCAGGTAGCGGGGTTGCCAGTTAGACCGTATAATCCAGGCAGTGCCAGTAAAGAAACGCGTGCCCACATGACCGCGCCAATACTGGAGACGAACATTGTGTACATTCCAGAGTCTAAGAAGCAGCCGAAGCAGTTTGTCAGTTGGGCCAAGGACTTTGTAAAAGAATGTGAGATGTTCCCCAACGGCGCTCACGATGACTCTGTGGATACGTTTACCCAATGTGTTATATATGCGCGCGATGCTAACCTGATAGCATCCCTCGAAAACATTGAGGACGAAGAAGAACTTACCGTGGATTATGCCGCTAAGCGGTATGGCAATCCGTATTCGCGATAAAATACTAAGCAAGGAGACTTAATCATGGCCAGTTCTACGTCAATACAGGATCTTAGAGACATTCTTGCGTCATGGAAAGGCCAGAAGGCATCGCCCAAAGTTGCGGAGCAGCTATCAGAGTTGGCGGCTAGGCTCAATGCTTACGACCAGGACAATATCCCGGCGTCATTTAGGGCACGATCACAAGCTAAGCGGCAAATGGAGGAGTATCCTGAGCTTCCTGCTGGGCTTACCAAGTTACCGTCGTGGTTGCAGCGAGGCACCCAGCCCCCAGAGATGACGGAGTCTAATTGGGCGCCAGCGCATGAGTCAGCTAAAGAAGGCTTCCTCCACGGGGCGAATATCCGCAGGGGTATCAGCAGCATGTTAGCGTCCCCGCTGATGGTGACTGACGCGGCTGAGATGGCGCTGGATGCAGTTAGGGGCACTAAGTCGCCAAACCGGTTCTTAGCCGCGTCAAATACTATTTCAGAGCTACTAGGCGAAACACCTGAGCCTGCTAGTAGGTTCCCGTCAGGCTATGACAAAGCTGAGCTGGCTGGGAGCTTGTTGAATCCAAGTAACTTGCTTGGGCTAGGCGAGATTGGCACGGGGGCAAAAACAGTTAAAGGCCTGCTTAAGTCGCCTAAGAATTTTGCAGGCGGAGGCCTAGCTCGCCTTGCTACAAGATTAAGCGCAGAAGCTGGCCCCGCTCGCCGCGGCATACCGAGCATAGTTAAAGAAGGCGGCGGCAACTGGTTGAGTGGCTCTGTAGAAGATGTGCTACAAGACCTGAAGACCCACCCAGCCGCATACCGAGGCAAACAGTCAATTGCGCAAAAAGCTATCAATAACTGGGTAGATAAGCCGCTAGCTAGGTATGTCAAGAACGATATGGCGACACAGCAGGACCCAGTACGCCAAATTGCTGAGGCTTGGCCGGCTAAGCAGAAGGCATTGCTAGCTGCGCAGCAGTCTAAGATTGACAAGCTGATGGCAAAGCGCGCAGTATCGCCAAAGAACGTGCAAGAGTACATTGATAAGGATATTGAGGCGCTAACCGAGAGCATGCAGAATATCCAAGAACGCAATCCATTACACTTTACGCCTAACGCTAACTTGGTTGACAGATCTAGCGCGCTAGCAAGGTCTCACAGACAAGCAGGTAGGAAAGATGCCGTCGGCATTAGTCCAGCAGCGCAGCAATGGGAGACGCTCAGTGACTCGCTGGTGCGCCCACAGCAAGCAGGAGACCTGTCCGCCATCGAGCGAGGGGCTACTTTTGGTGGCGGGGTTGACGTAGCTAAAGATACCCCAGTTAACGAGCTCTTAGCTATTTCGCCTGGGGGCAGCAGACTTGGCTTCGACCATCTCATTGATGAGCTATCCAATGCAGTAGACCCCGAGTCAGGTCTTCCGCCTAGCTTACAATTCCCCGTTGATCGGCTAGACAAGGTTACGATGCCACAAGCCGTTGAGCGAGTTGCGGCTATCAATCAATGGCGGGCTGAGCAGATGGCGCTGGCCAATAAGTCCAAAGCCAACAATGCCGCAACAGTATTGCACAAGGAGTATCCACACAGTGACACTACCCCGAACCCTAAGGGGTTGAGGTGGACTGAGTTAGGCTTGCCAAAGGGAGACTTTCCGCTAAGCAAGTCTGTCGGAGTTGATGAGACCTCGCCAGGCAATTTTAAGTCGTACGCGCTTGATGCCAAAGATGAGCATAAAAGATACTCGCCGCCATTTGGTAGTTACGACGAGGCAATGGCAGACGCTAAGGCTAAAAACGCGAAAGCGCTACTTCAAGATGCTCTAAAATTTGAGGGCGATGTAATGGGCCATTGTATTGGCGGGTACTGTGATGACGTGGCCTCAGGTAAATCTCAGATCTACTCACTGCGGGATGCGAAGGGGCAACCACATGTCACTATTGAAGTTGTGCCTGAGGCCAAAGCGGAGCCGGACAATACTGACTACATTTGGCGTTATCATATGACCCCAGAGCGCCAGGCCGAAATAGATAAATTGTTTAGTCTAGAGGACGAGGGTAATACAGCATGGCATGACGCTATCCGCAGCTCGCCTGAGGCGGAGGAATACTATGCCCGGCCACTAGAACGTCGCATTGCGCAAATTAAAGGCAAGCAGAACCAAGCACCGAGTCAAGAGTACCTACCTTTTGTCCAAGATTTCGTCAAATCAGGTAAATGGAGTGATGTGGGTGACTTAGAGAATACCGGTCTCGGGCGCCTTGAACAGAACATCTTTGGGGGCTCTGGGCTAGGCGACTACGCCACGCAGGAAGAGATTGATGCTTGGCGTAAAAATAATCCTAATTTCGCAAAAGGCGGTTCTGTTGGTGAACTTCGCGGTATAATAGCGCAACTGAGGGCAAAACATGCTAGATAGTCCCATTCCCGGAGTAACCGAGCTGCCAGATGGCGGAGCGTTGATTGACGATATTGCAGAAGACGCCGTTGAGTCTGATGATGACTTTGGAGCTAATCTAGCCGCTGTGCTGAGTACCTCAGAGCTCAACTCAATATCGGCGACGCTTATTGAGCTTATTGAGCGTGACAAGGAATCTCGTAAAGACCGAGACGAGCAGCAGTCTGAGGGCATTCGGCGTACTGGACTCGGTGATGACGCGCCAGGTGGTGCCACTTTTGAAGGCGCCTCTAAGGTAGTCCACCCCGTAATGGCCGAAGGCTGCGTCGACTTCTCCGCTCGTGCCATCAAAGAGCTATTTCCTGCTAATGGCCCAGTGCGTACGCACCTTGTAGGCAGCGACCATGACGATGCCACTATTGAGAAGGCAGGCAAAAAGCGGGACTTCCTTAACTTCTACCTAACTACGAGAATGCCGGAGTATCGCTCTGAGAAGGAGACGATGCTTACGCAGCTTCCGCTTGGCGGCTCGCAGTTTGAGAAGTTCTGGTTTGATGGCAAACGCATCCGTATGGCATTCTTGCCAATTGACAAGGTGTATCTGCCGTACTCGTCCAACTCGTTCTACACAGCCTCACGCAAGACAGAGGAACAAGAGCGGACTGAAGAGTGGATCGAGGCACAAGTAGAGTCTGGGTTCTACGAAGACGTATTTGGCCTAGAGGACACTAACCTCGAGCCAACCGCTTCGCAGGCCTCGTCTGAAAAGGTAGAGGGCAAGGAAGCCTCTGGGTATAATGAAGATGGTGTCCGAATAATCTATGAGGTTTCAGCGCACTATGATGTAGACGGCACTGGTCGCAAGCCTTACATCATTCACATTGACCAGTCCAGCGAGCGCGTTGCAGCAATTTACCGTAATTGGAAAGAGTCTGATGAGAACGAGGAAGAGCTAGCTTGGGTAGTTGAGAGCAAGTTCCTGCCATGGCGTGGAGCTTATGGTATCGGCTTACCGCAGTTAATTGGCGGGCTATCTGCAGCGCTTACAGGCGGAATTCGGGCATTGCTCGACTCAGCGCATATCAACAATATGCCTACAGCCGTGCGCATGAAGGGCGCACGCACAAGTGGTCAGAATATCAACTTGGACCTCACTGCTATAACTGAGGTAGAGGCACCGCCTGGCGTAGACGACATCCGCAAGATTATGATGCCGCTCCCGTTCAATCCGCCGAGCCAAGTGTTGTATAGCATGGTTCAGTGGCTGACAGACCAGGCTAAGGGTGTAGTAGCTACAGCTGAGGAGAAGATTTCTGATGTGTCCGACCGTATGCCGGTTGGCACGGCACTAGCCCTAATTGAGCAAGGGTCACAGGTATTTTCCAGTATCCACTCGCGCCTTCACAATTCTCAGCGCCGCGCGTTGCAAATTATTTGTAGGCTGTTAGCGGATTACCCCGAGCACGCAATGGCTGACATGGGCCGCTTCGGACTAGCCCCAGCAGACTTCTTGAGCACCGATGACGTAGAGCCAGTCTCTGACCCTAATATCTTCAGTGAAACTCAGCGCTATGCTCAGATGCAAGCTGTCCTCCAGCTATCATCTGCCGATGGCCAAGATCCTTCTATTCAATGGAATAAGCTGGCAATTCGCCGTCGTATGCTTGAGCTGCTTAGGGTGGATGGCATTGATGAGCTTCTACCGAAGCAAGTACAGCCAGTCACAGCAGACCCAGTCAGCGAGAACCTGGCTATTATGCAAGGTATTCCAGCTAAGGCAGTTCTTCAACAGGACCACCCGGCGCATATCAAAGTACATCTAATGTTTGTGCTTCAGCCTCTGATGGCACAAGGACCTGGAATGACCGGTCCCGCGCTAGCTAAGATTATGGACCATGTGAGCCAGCATATGTTGCTAGACTACCAGCACATCGCTATGGCCACTGAGCTGCTCGTTAAAGAACAGCAGCCAGGCCTGAGCCCTGACCAGTTATCGCTCCAGGCAGCTATGCAAGCACAGGATCATATTAGCAAGGAGGCACAGGCATTGCTCCCACTGCTCAATGAAGCCATGCAAGTAGTTCAGTCGAAGTCGCCACCTCCGCAAGTTGACCCAGCTATTGCCGCGACTAAGGAAGTGGCCATGGCGCAGATCCAGCAAAAGACCCAGTCTGACCAAGCAAATATGCAGCTGGCTCAAGCCAAGCTTCAAGGCGAGCAGCAGCTAGCGCAGCTTTCGCAGCAGTTCGAACAGTACAAGTTCCAATTTGAGTCTCAGCTCAAAAAGCGGGAGCTTAGCGCTGCACCGATGATCGAGTCAATGAAACATGAGTTTGAGGCTAAACTTGAGGTTGAGAGGATGCAGCGAGAGGACGATCGTGCTAAGTTTCAGCAGATGATAGAGCTTCAAAAGAACGAGGCCGATAACACGCAAAAGCAAATGACCGAGCTGATGAAGAATCGGGACGACAACGAAACTGCGCTTCAATTGAAGATGATGGAGCTTAAGGAACAAGTTGAGGCTACGCCTTCAGCCCCTGACTTCAGTCCAATGCTCAAGCAGATGCAAGACATGCTAGACCAGATTGAAGAGGCTAAGACAGGCGACGCGCTAGCTACAACTGTGGATGGCTTAAAGGCGGTTGTGTCGCAAATGAGCGCGCCGGCTGAGCTAATTACGGACCCGGCCACTGGCACTATAGGTATGCGTAAAGTTCAAATAATTGCTGAATAGCCGTGGAGATTTTCGGTATGGTTGGTCCAAGTGTAGCAAAAGAGGGCGCGTGGGATGGGGAACCTAGACGTGCAGCAGACAGGCTCCCACTAGATATTGAGCAGATGATTATCAACGAGCCTGACCAAAAGCAACGGGCCTTCCTGATAGTGCTAAACTCCATAAATCAAAGTCTTCTTGCTAACACAAGTACGGTTAGGGACATATCTGAAAAGCTAGAGACTCATCTTGATAATTTTGAGCTTCATGCCGCCAATGAAGAAGCCCTAATGAATCAAGGTCGCGGAGCCTGGAAGGTAATGGCTTGGGTTTTAGGCATAGCACAGTTAATAGGTGTTAGTCTGTGGTTGCAGGTGCGAACACAATTTACCGACATCGACCTTGCACTGAAGAGCGCGCATTCTGAGCACGCAGTATACGACTCACGCCTAAAGAACTTGGAGGCAAGACGATGATTACACTGGAGCAGTACTTTGGCAAGTTCATTAGCCACCCTGACGCCACTGAGGAAGCCAAGGACAACGCAAAGCGTTTGCTTGCGGCCTGCGCTAAGCTTGAGGTGCTGGCTAGAGAGCAAGGTGTTAATTTCCTGGTCAATCCCAGCACCAAGTCTAATGTGAGCGGCACGCAATACGGCGGATTTCGCCCTAAGAATTGTTTGATAGGCGCAGCTAAGTCTAGCCACAAAGAAGGCCTTGCCGTTGATCGTTATGACCCTGATGGCAAGATGGATGCTTGGTGCTTAGCACATAGCCGAGCCGGCGAAGAACTTGAGCAGTGCGGCATTTACATTGAGCATCCAAATGCTACGTCAAGTTGGAGTCATTGGACTATCAGGCCACCGCATTCAGGCCACCGAGTATTTTATCCGTGATGGGGGTTAGCACATGGCTGAATCGGCATCGGGTACGCAGCACTTCGATAGTGGCGATTGCCATGTGGATGCTGATAGACTGTCAGATGTGGGCGAAGCAGTTTGCAGCGAGCAGTCACTTAGATGGCTTGGGAACTGCCGCCGTCATTGCGGCTGTGACCGGCCCTGCCACCCTTTTAGCCGGATGGGCCTTCAAGATAATGCAAGAGACTAAGAGCATATGAGCGCGCTACTTTTTGCCCTCTTGAAGAGCGCTGCACCCTACGCCGTAGCAATGATCGCGGGATTCGGCCTAGCATTCGGTATCCAGGAGCTACGGCTGATCCACGCCGAGCAGGAGTTTGCGCAGTACAAGATCGACCAGCAAGTGCTAATTCAGCAGCAAATTGACGCTGCCAATGCACAACGAAAGAAGGTGTCGGATGACTTTATACAGGCGAAGGCGGCTCTCCAGAAAGATATCGATGCTGGGAATGTTTATCGCAGGTGCGTGGCTGCTGGTAAGTGCGGGGTGCAGCGTTGCACCCCCAATACCGACGCAAGTGTTCCGGCCACCGGAGAGCTTGATGACTCCTGGGCCGTCCCAGTATCTGCTACCATTGGAGATGCAGCGCTTAATGACTGTGTCGCGACCACGCTGATGCTCAACAAGCTGCAGGATAGTATCGCAGGGCAGGCGGGCTACTAGCGTGAGCAAGAGCAAAGAGAAGAGGCGGCGCAGGGAAAGGGCTAAGGCCCGCAGGCGTAGTCCTTGGAAGGTAATAGGGGATAGCTATGGGTGTTAGAACTTTGCTTACCGAGCTTCGCAACCGCGTGGAGGCTAAGACTTATGAAATATGGGAAGAAGCTAACGGCGCCGTAAAGTGGTACTGTAACGGCTTAGATCATACGGGTGAGCATGGTGCTTTAGGCGTGCCTACTGATGACGCGCCAAACTGGGTTGATGTGGACTTTCCTATTATTGCTCGAACTGCGGTAACAAACAATCCTACCCCAGCAACGTTTATCGGTAATATCACCGCGCCACAGTGGGCAGTTAATGACTACAGCATTTGCGAGGGCCAAGAACTGATACATGGCTGGCAGGAAGGCACAGACATACACTTTCACTGCCACATGTTCACTAATGGCTTAGAGACTATAGACAAGTTCGTCAAGTGGGAAGTTGAGTACACATGGGCAACGTTCGGCGGGGTTCTTGCTTCGGCCGTAGTAGCACAGTCCCTTGACATTATGATTCCTGCCAATACGCCTGACAAGACGCACATTATTTGTAGCATCACTACGTTTACCCCCGACGCTAGGATAGGCGCGCAAGTCTTTGCTAGGCTTAAGCGTGTTACAGCTGTGGACGTAGCTCCCACAGCTGACCCATGGTGTACCATGTTGCAGATGCATATCAAGTGTAATACTGTTGGCTCTAAAAATATCGGAACAAAGTAGGCCACTAGGAGAATAGCATGGGTGTAAGACAACTATTATCAGAGCTTCGTAACCGAGTAGAGGGCAAGACATTTGAAGTTTGGGAGGAGGCCGACGGTAGCGTGGCCACTTACCAGAACGGAAACGCGCTTGTAGAGGCAAAAGTTAACCCTCTCACCGGGGGGATCATAAATTTAGGCGATGACGAGTACCCCTTGCGGTCTGTTTTTGGCAATGCGGCGACGGTAGGTGACGTCTCAACTGTCGCCAATGAAAAACAGGTGTTGTCTGACAATTCGCACATTCACACCCTGTCCGGTCTGCGACTATTGCAGCCGGCGGGGGCAAATGATGCAATGGTTGTGACGAGCGCGTATCAATCAGCTGCTGTGGCCTGCACGATTGCATGGACCGCTGGCAATGTCTGCGCGATCACTGTGCCGACAGGCCATTTATGCGTTGAGCAAGACGCATTTGTGCTGCAAGTGGCTGACGAAGCCAACGATAAAAAGTGGGCGGAAGTCCTCCGCGTGGCATCAGTCACTGACGGCAATGTGCTGGTCGCTCGCCTACCGTTCATTCCGACTACTGTGCCAGTTGGTGTTGTGACTTTCCGTCGCTGTGTGCGCAATGTGACGATTGATATTGATGTTGATTACAATTTCGCCAACAACGCCGGGGCAGGATCTACGCCTGAGCGCATGGCGCTTGTTCTCGCCTTTATGGCCGATAGCACGGTACGCGTCCGTGGCCGGGACGTATTCAAATACCTTGTCCTAGCCGCTGGCTGCGACAATTGTAGTTTCGATGTTGGCAGCTACCCTAACGGCCATTCGGACACGTTCAAGCTCTACGGCCCGAGCAACAACAACACGATCAAAGTATTCGGGCAGGCCGCAGAGGACTGCGTTTCGCTGCAAGCGATGGAGCCGGCGTCGTTTATCGGATATATGCCCTGTAAGGGCAACATTCGAAACACCCGCATTCGTGACATTTCTGCCCGCGTCACAACGGCTGGAAGTGGGCCGATTGTCATCTATGCGGACCCAACGTACACGATCAGCGGAACCGTCATCGATGGCGGCGAATCTCGCGCTCTGGCAGGCACTGCTGACGGCCTAGCAATTCGCGCCGGGTCTGGATTTTCACCGACAAATGCAAACTTGATTGATGTGTCGCTCAAAAACCTGCTGATCGCATCGGCGGGCGGCGACTGTTTAGCTGTGCGGACTCCGCTCCGAAAACTGAGCGTTGAAAACTGCGTCATAGAAGGGCCGGGCGACACGACCAAGCGTGGCATCTACATAAATAATGACTGCGACTTGATCGAGTTTGTAAATCAGACGTTTGATCTGTCATGGGTGGGAACTGGAACCGGCTTCTACTTTTACTGCGTTGCGGCGGTAAAGGCGCTTGTCTTCCGTAATTGCAAGATCAAGGGCAATGCGTCTCTAAAATTCCTGCTGCTGGCAGGCGCTACTGCTGCTGTTGAAACGATCATCTTTGATGGCTGCGACATAGAAACAATGGACGTGTTGTGCCGTTTTGAGTCGTCAATCCCTAATGCTCCAACTGTCATCATTCGTGGCGGTCGTATCGCTTCGGTCAACGCACCGACGAACTACCGCAAAACAGGCGGCAAGGTGATTCTCGAAGGCCCGGCAATTTCCGGCGCAATCAACGGCGTAGTCCGCAGCGAAGGTGCGGCTGTAATCACTGATGTCTATGGTTTTGCAAGTCTTGCCACGCCGTCACAACTGGCTGTGGGGGTGTCGTCCGGTAAGGTCAATCTGCGCACGCCCTGGATGACATTCGACCACACGGCGGCGGTGCTGAATAACATCGATGGGAACGAGTTCGTGACCAGCGCGGCAGGCGGCACTCTCACAGTAGGAATGCCGGTTATCAGTAACGGGACGGCCTATCTGTGCCGGCGAGATTTCACAAAGACCTCCTGATTTTCTAATCCCCTCTGCACGATGACTATATTTATTTTAAAGTATCAAGAAGCACCATGCACGCAGCCAGAAGTTATGGCTTATAATTAACTTTTACAAGGAGTCTATCGTGGGAAAGCTAGCTAAGATTAAG